GGAAGTTAGTTGCTGATATGTTACGTCTAACATGATGAATCCAGGATTCGAACCTGGGATACCTGCCTTCCGGGCGAGTCGCTTATGCCTCAGCGTTATTCATCTATCAGCAATTTGGCCGGAGCATCTGGATTCGAACCAGAGAATGTCGGTATCAAAGACCGATGCCTTAACCTACTTGGCTATGCTCCAATTTGGTGGAAGGTGAAGGATTCGAACCTTCGGGCGCATCTCTGCACCTCCTGATTTCAAGTCAGGTACAATCGGCCTCTCTGACAACCTTCCTAAATTTGGTGGGGGAAGATGGAGTTGAACCACCCGAGCTTCTTAGGCAACAGATTTACAGTCTGTCCCGCTACCTCTACGGTCTATTCCCCCGAATTTGGTCACCACGTAAGGATTCGAACCTTAGACACCTTGCTCCCAAAGCAAGTGCTCTACCAGACTGAGCTACGTAGTGTAAAACTTGGCGGTACTACCGGGAGTTGAACCCGGCTCTTTCCCGTGACAGGGGAATATTCTTACCGATGAACTATAGTACCAAATTTGGCGATGGGACTGGGACTCGAACCCAGCTGTCATAGATTAACAGTCTACCGCTTCACCGTTTAGCTATCCCATCTTATTAATTAAGACACTCTGTTATCTGCCGATCCGTGTGGCTGCACGGAGTGATAACACATTGAGGTTAGGGTATGAACCTGTTCAATGTTGAGTGCCCTAATTAATAAGCCCCTGTAAAGTAGGGGCTACTCCGAGTTCGATAACCTGGTTCTGGTTCCAGGGTACTCCAGCTTTTAGACCTTTGTACATAACAGGACACTGCCTGTGTTTTAAAATACCTTGTTGGGGTATGGCAACAGAATAAACATCGCAACACGCTTCTTCTGTTCTAAACACACTCGTAAATGTGTTTAAAAAAGAAGCCCCAGCGAACCAGGGCTAAAGCAGGAATCCAATCCGAATCTTCGCTGGATTTAGTTATGCCATAGCTACTTAGCTTAGGCAACACCTACACCCAGTTTTTTAGCAACTTTCTGCATGTGGGCAGCTTGCTCAGGATCGTAGTCAGGGAACAGGGATGAAAAGTCAGGCTCTTTGAAGGTGATCATGTTCTTAAGGAATTTACCTTCTGGGTATTCCTTGCCATCAATAACAGTGGTTTTAGCCACTTTGATGTAAGCACGAGGGTATTCACCTTCAATGGTGAGTTCATCATCACCAAAGCCCATAGCCCAGTAGTAAGACAGAGCATCTTCCACTTCATCTTCATGACGAATGAATTTAGTCAGGTTGGACTCATGAACCAGATCATAGATCTTATTGGCATCGAAACCAGCCACATGAGCCAGGCCATAGGCTACGGTAAGAATGTCACCAATAGCATCAGCCAGCTGGATCATATTTACTGGGCCAACCTCAGCATTCGTTAGGCGTTTCTGCAAATGTACCTGTACCATCATGTCAGGATTACTGGCTTCAATGGCTTCAACAGATTCTTCAAGGCACAGCTTTGCCTGTTTTCTGATAGCATTGACATTAGGATTGGAGAGATCGCCTTTAGGGTTACCAAAAGCAATATTAAGTTCAGCTACTTTTTCGGCATTGGACTTCATTTGTATGGCCTCTTTCTGGTTTAATACAACAAATTATTTACTAAGGTTAGAACACTATGAACGATGAAGATCAGAGCGTAAGTGTAGCTTACCATGATCAACCTGTAGGCATCGAGACAGGATGGAAAAATCCACCTACTCTATCGATTCTTAAACAGGATCTGACCAATGCTACACCTATTCATGATACTCAGACCGCTAAGATAGCGGAGTGGGAACGCTACCGTAAAGGTAAGACGACTACCCCTAAAGGTGAGGGGCAATCTAAAATTCAGCCTAAGCTTATTCGTAAGCAGGCTGAGTGGCGTTATGCTGCTTTGTCTGAGCCATTCTTATCTACCCCAGACTTATACAACATTAACCCAGTAACTTGGGAAGATGTTCCTGGTGCCAGACAAAACAGTTTAATTCTTAATAACCAATTCCAGACACAGATTGATCGTGTTGCTTTCATTGATGCCTACGTCCGTAGTGCAGTAGATGACGGTACGATCATTGTTCGTGTTGGTTGGGATTTTGAAGAAAGAGAAGTCCCTAAACAGGAACCTGTCTACTCTTTCTCAGTTGCTGCTGACATGATGGATATCTATCAAAAGATGGCCCAGGTTGAGCAGGAAAATCCTGTATATCTCTTAAACTATCCTCAGCAGTTACAGGATGGTTATGAGATTCTCAAAAGTACAGGGATCCCTTACGCACTGACTCCTATTGGTGTAGCTAACACTACCGAGATGAAGACAATTAAGAACTGTCCTACGGTAGAAGTCTGTGATTTAAATAACCTGTATGTAGACCCTTCTTGTAAGGGTGACCTGGATAACGCTAAGTTTGTTATCTATTCTTTTGAGACGTCCCTTGCAGAACTTAAAGCAGATGGGCGATACAAGAACCTGGAGAACATCAATGTCTCGAACAGTTCACCTCTCACTGAGCAAAACTATGAAGCACCTAATGACCCCAACTTCCAGCCGGAAGGTAAACCTCGAAAAAGAATTGTTGCTTATGAGTATTGGGGATATTGGGATACTGATAATTCTGGTTTGTTACGCCCTATTGTAGCAACCTGGGTTAACGGTGTATTAATCCGTCTGGAAGAGAACCCTTTCCCGGACAAGAAGATTCCGTTTGTCTCAGTTCCTTACCTGCCTGTTAAGAACTCTATCTATGGCGAACCGGATGCAGAGCTGCTGAAGGATAACCAGGATATCATCGGTGCTGTAACCAGGGGTATGATTGACTTGCTTGGTAAGTCAGCCAACTCTCAGACTGGTTTTGCTAAGAACATGCTGGATGAAACCAACAAGCGTAAATTCCAACGTGGTGATGATTATGAGTTTAACCCTGGTACTGATCCTCGTGTAGGTATCCATACTCACACCTTCCCTGAGATCCCACAGTCTGCTCAGTTTATGCTTCAGCTTATGAACACTGATGCTGAGTCATTGACTGGGGTTAAGTCATTCTCTGGGGCAGAAGGTATTTCTGGTGCTGGTTTAGGCCAAACAGCTGCTGGTGTACGTGGTGCATTGGATGCTGCTTCTAAGCGTGAGCTTGGTATCCTTCGTCGGTTGTCCAATGGCCTCATTAAGATTGGTCGTAAGATCATTGCAATGAATGCTGAGTTCCTGGACGAGGAAACTGTAGTTCGTATTACTGAAGATCAGTTTGTGCCTATTCGTCGTGATGACTTACCGGGTAACTATGATCTTCGTCTTACTATCTCTACAGCTGAGGATGATCAGGCTAAAGCTCAACAGCTTGCTTTCATGTTGCAAACCAGTGCTCAGACTCTTGGCCCTGACTTCAGTAAGCTGTTCCTTGCTGAAATTGCACGTCTGAATAAGATGCCTGATATGGTTCGTAAGATCGAACAGTACCAGCCACAACCTGATCCAATGCAGCAGATGATGCAACAGAAACAGCTTGAACTGCTTCAGGCTCAGATCAACCTTACCAATGCTCAAGCTATGGCTGAAGGTAGTAAAGGTCAGCTTAACCAAGTTAAGCAAGGTACTGAGATGGCTAAAGCTGGTCAGATCCAATCTCAGACTGACAAGAATAGTCTCGACTTCTTGCAGACTCAGAATGGGGTTAAACACCAGCAGGCTCTGGAGATGGAACAAGTTAAGGGTGATACCTTACTTGCTGCCCAAGCTCTTAAACAGCAGGGCACTCTGGATCAGATTCAAGCACAGCATCAATCTGGTTTACTCCAGCAACTTGCTAATACCAGGCTGAACCATAATAGTCAGCTTCAGTTGTTAAGAGCACAGAGGGATTTAAACCCTCCTACTCAAAGCACTGGTAATAACTCGTAATTTATTTAAAACTATAGGCAGGAGGGGCAATTTGTTGTATTGTCCCCCTGCTTCTTTCATGAGGTTTCTATGAACATCAATAATCTCGACAACGATATAAAAAAGTATAAGCAACAGGTAGCACTGGGTGAGGCTTTAGAACGTCTGGAAGTTAATCCAGATTTTCGTATGCTTATTGAACTCAACTATCTTGGTACTCATGCTTTGGATCTGGTTTATTCACGTACTCGTGATATGACCCCAGATAATGAAATCGCTCGGAAGATTGATGCTGTAGCTACCTTTAAGCAATATCTGGATGAAGTAAAAGATAACCGGGCAACGGCTACTAAATCTCTCAGAGAAGCAGAGCAGACCCGAGATGAATTTTACGACGAGGACTAACCCATGAGTAATTCAAATGAGCAACTAGATCCGAATGACATCTTCTCCATGTCTGAGGATGAATTAAGCAAATTTGATCCTGAACAAGCAGCAGCGGAAGCTGATGCCCTGGCTACCACTGAAGAAGCTTCTGAAGAACATCAGGAAGAAGTTCCTGAGACTGAAGAAGAAACAGAGCAGCCAGAGGAAGAAACCACCCCTGAAACTGATCCTGAGCAGCCGGAAGAAACTTCTGATAATCCAGAAGACACAGATCCTAAAGCACAGCCTCAGCAGACTAATCCTGACTCCAGCAACGAAAACGCACCGGACTATAAAGCGTTATACGAGCAAATTGTTGGTAAGCCTTTCAAGGCTAACGGTCGTGACCTCACCATTAAATCTGCCGATGAAGCTGTTAAGCTCATGCAGATGGGTGCCAACTACCATGAGAAGATGGCTGCTCTGAAACCAGTTCGCCGTGTTGCTCAGATGCTTCAGCAAGCCAATGCCATGGATGAATCCACTGTGGCTTTCCTTCTGGATCTGCACAATAAGAAACCAGAGGCAATTGCAAAGCTCGTCAAGGACAGCGGTATTGATCTGTATGAGTTCGATATAGCTCAGGCAGATAACTATCAAACCAGCTATCAAGCCCCAACTGATATTCAGATGCAGCTTAATGACACCATTGAAACATTAGCTACTCAACCTGGTTTCCAGGAAATGTTCACTGGCATTGCTCAAAGCTGGGATGATGTAAGTCAGAAGTTCATTACTGAAAACCCAGGTATTCTGGGTGTGCTTCAGGAAATGAATACCCGTGGTGAATATCAGCAGATCATGGATGAAGTTAGTCGTCGTCGGTTGTTCCAACCAGAACTGGCTGCACAACCAATGCTTCAGTTATTCCGTGACACTGAAGTACGTTTACGTGAAGCTGGTCTGTTAAAAGCTACTGCTACTCCTGAACAAATTCAGCAGGTACAGCAAGCTCAAGCTCCAGCTGTTGCTACCACTACCCAGCTTAAACAGGGCACTGCCTCTCAAACTGCTCAAGCACGTCGTGCAGCAGCTGCACCTCGTCAAGCTCCACAAACCAGTCAACGTAAATTAACTCCTGAAGATATCTTTTCCCTTTCTCCAGAAGAATTTGCTAAGATTGACCCAAGCAAATTTAATTAAGAGGTTACTGACCTATGGTTATGCAATATAAGGCTCCTGCCCAAGGTAAACCGTCTAGCATTGGCCCGCAGATTAATACTGCGTATTACCAGCGTAAGGCGATGGAAGATGCCCAGAAAGAGCAGTACTTTACTCAGCTGGCTTCTGCCAAAGCTATTCCATCCAACTTCGGTAAAAAACTGAAGATGTTCCATTACCTGCCGCTGCTTGATGATCGTAATATTAACGATCAGGGTATCGATGCAACTGGTGCTAAAATCGCTAATGGTAACCTGTATGGTTCCAGCCGTGATATCGGTACTATCCCGGACAAGTTCCCTGTACTGGGCGAAAACGGTGGTCGTGTTAACCGTGTTGGTACTACTCGTATTGAACTGGAAGGTTCTTTCGAGAAGTTCGGTTTCTTCATTGAGTACACCCGTGACTCTCTGAACTTCGATACCGATGCTGAACTGCTCCAGCATATCAACCGTGAGATCATGATTGCTGCATCTGACATGAACGAAGATGCTCTGCAAATCGACCTGATCAACAACGCTGGTACTATCGTCTATGCAGGCGATGCTAACTCTTGTGCTGAACTGGGCCAGGATGACGTCCTGTCTTACAGTAACTTCATGAAGCTGGCAATGGCTCTGGATAAGGCTGATACGCCGAAGAAAACCACCATCCTGTCGGGTACTCGTAATATCGATACTCGTGTAGTCCCAGCTGCTCGCTATCTGTTCTGCGGCCCTGAACTGCGTCCTACCCTGGAAGCAATGAAGAACCTGCACGATCAGCCAGCATTCATCTCTGCTGAACATTACGCTGCTGGTACTACTCTGGCTAACGGTGAAGTTGGTTCAGTAGGTCAGTTCCGTCTGATCGAAAACCAGAAGATGATGAAGTGGTCTGGTGGCGGTGCTACCCTAACTGGTGGGGATGAGTCTGTATATTACAACGATGGCGAGAAATACGATGTATTCCCTCTGCTGTGTGTTGGTGATGACTCCTTCTCTACTATCACCTTCCAGACTTCTGGTAACCGTGTGAAGTTCGAGATCAACAGCCGCAAACCAGGTGATAACGTTGACCGTACTGACCCGTATGGTGAGACTGGCTTCATCTCTATGCGTTGGTTCTACGGCTTCATGGCTCAACGTCCAGAACGTATTGGCCTGATCCTGACCACTGCTAAGATGTAATACTGGTTTATTAAATCAGTTTGCATTAAGCTTAAGACCGGGGAATTTTCCCCGGTTTTTTATTAACTAAAGGTAGGTGTTATATGTCACAGTACTCTGAACAAGATCGTGAAATGCTCGAAGCCCAGGCTAACCAACTTGGTGTTGAATTCCACCCTAACATTGGTATTGAAAAACTGGCTGCACGAGTACAAGAAGCTATGTCTTCTATGGAACCTAAAGAGAAAGAACGCCCTGCTAAAGGGGAAACCAAAGAACAACGTCGCCAACGCAAGCATAAAGAAGCTATGGCTCTGGTTCGTTGTCTGATCGTCTGTAATGACCCAAATAAACGTGAGTGGCCTGGTGAATGGTTGGGTGTATCCAACGGTGCTGGTGTCCAGATTCGTAAACTGGTTCCTTATAACCAACCTGATAAACCATTCCACTTACCACGTATCATGGTAAACATGCTTCGTGAAAAACAGGTTCAGATCTTCACTTCTAAACCTGGTAAATATGGCACTACTATTCGAGTGTCTAAATCTATTCCAGCCTATACGATTACTGAGCTGCCTCCACTGACCCAAGCAGAGCTGGATGAATTGGCGCTTAGTCAGCTGCAACGTGGTGCTCTGGACGACTAAGGATAAACCATGGCCGATATCACTATTGATCAAGTAGTAGCTAAAGATCTTCATCTTGAGGATCTGACTACTATTGACCTTCAGGGATCTGGCGTGTGGGATAAGATGCTGCGTAATATGCGTGTTCAACTCAACGACCAGTTTGAGAAGAACCGCATTACTGGCCCTACCTATGGGCAGGTATACGCAGCTACTTATGAGTCTACTCTTCAAGCTGCTATCACTTTGCTTCTGGCTAAAGAACGTCAGGCATTAGAGATTAAGCAGCTTGAATTGCAGAACCAACTCACTCAAGCTCAGATTGATCAAATCCATGACCAGATGCAGAAGACGCCTTATGAGATCGAACAGATTAAGGCACAGACAGAGAATATCAAAACTGAGACTGCACAGACGCAGTACAACATTGATCATATTCTCCCACTTCAGGCTACTGGTTTAGAACTTGAAAACCAGACTCGTGAATATAATCTCAACACTGTACTACCTACTCAGGTAGCTCAAACTGAGGCTCAGACTTCACTGACTAAAACTCAGGAAGATCAGATCCGTGCTGAGATGCAGAAAGTACCATATGAGATTGAAGTACTTCAGTCCCAGGTGGAAGAGTCTAAAATCAAGGTTCTGCAAGAGCAATATAACCTCGATAACCTCATGCCTGCTCAACTGGGTCAAATCAATGCTCAGACTGCTGGTGTGGTTAAAGAGACTGAACTTAAGGACTATCAACTGGTTAACCTGTACCCAGCACAGCTTGCAGGTACACTGGCCCAGACTGAGAATGTCCAACAAGATACTGCTCTTAAAGAGTATCAAGTACAGTTCCTCTACCCTGCTCAATTAGCTCAGGCTAATAAGCAGCTTGAGTTAACTGAAGCTCAGATTGCTGTACAGAATAAGCAACTTGATTTGCTTCAGGAACAGGTTAACCAAGCTAAAGCTCAGACTGATTACTATGCTCAGAAGGTTGTTACTGAGAAAGCCCAGACTGATGCTACAGTGATTGGGGATGGTTCTGTTATCGATGTTCAGGTTGACCTGATGAATGCTCAGAAAGATGGGTACAAACGTAATGCTGAACAGCAAGCTGCTCAGATTATGTCTAATACCTGGAACGTTCGTCGTCAGACTGATGAAGATACCTCTGCCAACAGCACTAACCTGCTTGATGATGCTACAGTGGGTAAAACCATTCAGACTCTCCTGTCAGGTGTGGGTGTTATTGTTAACCCAACTTAATAGTCTGGTATATCATAGAGGGAGCCTGGTGCTCCCTTTTTTATTATGAGGCCAACATGGGACTTTTTAGCGGCAAGAAAAAAACATATCGAGACTTCTCCTACTCTCGACTAATTGATGATGACTATTTACCTAATGTTATTGGGCAAGCTATCACCACTTATGTGTTGGATACCAACAACACTAAAGATCTTACTGAACTCATGCTTGAGTATGGATGGTCAGCTAATAACGTAAAATGGGATGCTGCATATCGTTGGGCCGCTAAAGGCAAGTATGCCTATGGTTTGCCTGATGTATCTACTGTTGCTGTCACCGATTTTACAGGGGCAGAATCCCTTAATGACATCCTGGAAAGCCTCACAGGTCATACTGATCTTCAGTATGTTTATAGCCAGTTTGTATCTGGTAATTTTAGACATGCTATGTGGCAACAGCTAGTTAGTACTCAAGGCTATGTGCCTACAACAAACGAACTAACCACTAAGTCTGGATCTCTGGGCACAGCTTGTTATTTGCACAATGCTATTAACTATATTACCCCTGAAACCAGAGAAAGGGCTGGGGAGATCATGTTCCAGCATTGGGGCTACTCACCACAGAGTGGGTTTACTCCTATGAGATCTCAAGACCTCAACAGAGCTGATACCCCGGATGAAGTTAGTTCTACTGGTTCAAACTATATTCGTGTTGAGTATGCTTTTAGCTTTGCTGGGGTTAAACGTATCACTACTGTAGAAACCACGAAGGTAACCACTACTGTACGCACCCCCAATGAATCAGGTGGCTATGACGATGTGGTAACTGAAGAATCTTCTGATACTACCAGCAACACTACAGACTGGAATGGTTTTACTATGCCACCCGATGTGATCAGTTCTGTGGATGTGGGTACGGGAACAGCAGAAACAGATGAAACAGACCCTACTCAAACCACAGAAACTACTGATCCTGAAACTGGGGTAATTACTATAGTAGCCACTGATGTTTCACGTCATATCACTACCAATACAGTTAACGTCAATGCCATTGCATTCTTCAATACTGGTTTTGGTGCATACGACTTTAACCCAGCAGACGAAGATATTGATACCGATACTGTACTGGATGACAGTGACTCAGGGCACTACGATCCTAATGCTGTATTAGTTCCAAGTGGGGAAGATACTGATGATAGTCCTGACTATTTTATGGTTTGTTATCAATGGATTGATGGTGCTTCTACCCATATTGGGTACTTCACTTATCAGTATGGTTCAGGTGCTTACCCAGATCTGGATGGTATCACAGGCAAGACGGTGGCTGATTTTGGCCAGCATTTCCCTCGTATCTATTACAGACTGGGAGGTAAGCGCTTAATCTCTGACGACTATAAAGAAACCGAAGCTTATAAGACTTCTATTAAAATCTGCAAAAAGCTTGGGCTTAACTGGCTTGAGGTAGGTGACCAGATTTATGAAAGCCTTAGTTCTTTAAGTAAGATCAGGGATGTAATGTTGATTATGGAAGTCCCTGCTAACACTGAAAATCCTATTGAGCAGGAATACCTGTTTAACTACTTCTATACCCTATGCAAACTACGTCCTGCTTACACTGAGGACTTATGGCCTAGCTACAGTAATACAGGAGGTTTAACCTCTCTTCCTGCTACAGATCTAGATACTTATGAAATACACCTGGGGGGAATGGTTAAAGCTGAAGATACAGATATAGCCACCTATAACAATATGGACTTACTGGGCTATGCTAAGTTCACTGGATCTATTGGGCCTAAAGGAACTGCTACTTCTGGTTATGCAGAAGATGGGGTAATCCCCACTAAGTATTCTGATGGTACTTATGGAACCAAGTCACTAACTTACCATTTTTATAAAGTACAAACTTCTGATACTGAATATGAAGAAGTCAGGGTGTATGAGTTAACTCATAGTGTAAGAGTGGGTGGTAGTAAGGTAACCAGGGGTCATGAGAGTGACCAGTTGATGGTGCCTTTGGATCATGCTTTTAGAGGTAAATTCTCAGCACATGATCGTGAAACTCTCTATGCCCGTGCTTTGCAAGTACTGATCTGTACCGAGTACACAGTTAAGACTAAGTGGTATCAAACAGGGATTTTCAAAGCTGTAACCATTGTTGTAGCTGTTGTTGTTTCATGGTGGACAGCAGGTGCTTCACTATCTTTGATAGGTGCTTTAACAGCTGTAGCCACAGCAGCAGGTACTATGGTGGCCTTCTCATTACTGAGTAAATATGTTTTCAGTAAGTTAGGTAGTTGGGCATCTATATTAGCAACAGTGGTTGCTGTAGTAGCTGCCGTGTATGGAGGGTATGTTTACTTCTCCGGTACTACCGGGCCATTTAGTTTGACAGCTCAGAACTTGATGCAGGTTTCCAACATTGCTTTTAAAACTTCCGATGCTGCTATGAAGGGCCAACAGATAGCTATGCAGCAGAAACTGGGATCTCTTCAGAAAGAGTTAGAAGAAAAGCAGGAAGTACTACAGCAAGCCCAGGATGAGTTAAACCAGGGTTCTAATACTATTTCTGACTGGATATTCCTTCAGGCTACAAGTGGCTATGTTAACTTAGGTGAAACAGCTGATCAGATGATAGCCCGAACTTTGAATACAAACATTGGAACACTGGCTTTAGAACTTCCTGATATGTACCTAAGTCAGGCATTGTCTTTACCTTCGTCTGTAGAGATCATGCAGTTTATGCAACAAAAACTGTATACTGCTCCTGATGACGAACTTAATCCACTTATGTGAGGTGACTAATGGCTGGATTATCGATGTATCCAAGTCTGTGGGATCAGGGGTCAGTAGCCCCATCTCTGGATAGTATGAGCACTGGTTTTACCAGCTCTGCTAACTCTTTTAATGCTGCACCTATCAATACCTCGACAGGCTCAGGAAGCTTCCTGGATAGTATTCTGGGAGGTTTTGGTGGTGGCGAGATGTCTGGTTTGCAGATGGGTCAATTAGGGCTGGGCGGTGTAACCAGTTTGCTCAATGGTTACCTTGGCTTCCAGAATCTGGGCCTAGCCAAGAAGCAATACCAGTCTCAGCTTGATCAGTTTAATAAACAATGGGATGCCAATAAGAAGCTAACCAATGCTTCTCTGGCAGACCGTCAGGCTGCTCGTGTTGCAAGTAACCCTAATGCATATCAGTCAGTTGATGACTATATGAAAAAATATGGGATCTAAACCATGGCTATTAGACTGCAACAAATTGCTGCACCTAACTTTGCTGGTTCTAACCAATTACTGCTGGCAGCAAACCAGCAGATTGGTAATGCTCTCCAGGGGCTGCAAGGCACTCTGGGGCAGTATCGTGATGACGTAGTACGTCGTAATACAGCTCAAGCTGTAGGACTGCTTACTGGGGCTACAGATGCTAATGATCTGGCCCAACGTCAACAGCAAGTAGCACAGTTGGTTCAGCAAGGGGATATTGACCCTACTCGTGTATCTGAAGTGGCAGCAACCATGCCAGATACTTTGTTAGGCCGTCAGGCTAATCAACTCAAATTGAACCAGGCTCAGACAGTTCAGCATGATGCACCATTAATGGGTGCCTATATGCAAGCTGTCATGTCAGGGGATCAGAATGCAGCTAAAGGTATTTTGTCACAATTCCAGGGTGATGCTTCAGATGCTCTGAAGTTTGCTTCTGATTGGGATATTAAAAACCAGCAGCTGAATCTTCAACGGTCTGAACTGGCACAACGGCAGGCTCAGTTTGCTGCAACTCAGGCGGCAGCTAAGGCAAGGGCAGGGCAGAATAATGCATTGCTCAAGGCTTTACCTGGTTTGCTCAACACGGGTAATGTGCTGCAAGGTAAGACTCAAGCCAGGGATTTACAGGCTAATGCCCAGGATGCTAAAGAGCGTCTGGCAATGGATCCTGTAAATAATCCTAAGCTTGATATTGCCGGATGGGCTGATGCCAATAACGATGCCTGGTTTGGTAAAGGCACTTCTAACTATATTTACAATGCTCTCAAGGATCAGCCTGCTTTTAAAGCACTGAACCCACAAGAGCAGAAAAATGTGCTGGATGGTGCTCTTGCTAATGAGTCTAATCGACCTGGTGATGTATCACTGAAGAACTATGCAACCAAGTATTTGACTGATACGACTTCTCGTTTGAATAACCTGAAGATCAATTCTCGTCAGGCACTGGATGCCCAGGATCAACAATCTGTAATGCAAGCTCAAAGAGATCGGCTAAATAACCTGCTTCTGCCCTTACTTTTACAGCAGCAATGAGGTTACAATCTGGGTACTCCACAATACTAAGGAATACTCAGATGGCTGGTGAAAATTCATCCCCTCTGGACAAGTTTCTTGTCCCACAACAGGTAACAGGTCAGGAAGCTGCTCAGGCACTTCCTGCACCTACTCAACCAACTATCGCCCAACGTGTGAATGATGCTTCTACTCGTATCCTGAATAACCTTACAGGACAGGGTATGTATCCAACCGAAGAAGGCGAAATTGCTCGACTCAAACGAATCAATAACGAACAGTCAGCATTAGCTAAACAGGTATCTACTCAGGATTCGGATTTTGGTTGGTCTTCTACCAATATGCTGGATGCTAATACTTCCCCATTGACTGATCGAGCAGCTTCTACCATGGCTAACCTTGGTAAGGGTTTTGTTGATGCAGTCAATGGTCTTGCAGGTAAAACAGATAAGACTTTTAAAACACTGGGTAATGTTCTGGATCAGGCTTCCATTCCTAATGATGCACTGGATGCTTACCGTCGTGTTCAGGCTGGTAAAGGCACTGAAGCTGATAATGCTCTGTTAGATCGTCAGGGTGCTTGGTGGACACAGCCTATTGAAGTAAATCAATACGGTGTACCAGAGATGGGTAATCAAACCCTTCATCAGCGTCTGGATGCTATTAACGAACGTCAGAAGACTCAAAACCAGAGTAGCTATGACAATCTTGAGAAACTGGCTAACCCTGTTCAAATGGAGCGAGCTGCTGCTGACATTGAGAAATCAATCGAAGGTAAATCAGGGCTTGATAAATTTGCTGCTGGTTTAGCTGCTATTGCCCGTAACCCTGGTGCTGCTGCTCAGACTATGGTTGAGTCTGCTCCATATATGGTTGGTGGTGTCCCAGGTATGATCGCTTCCTCTGCTATGCAGGGTGGCTCAGTATTATCTCAGTATCTCGATACCCAACGTAAAGCTTCCAATGGTCAGATCCCGACAGCTAAAGATGTAGCTATCGGTACTGGTTTGGGTGTTGTTGATGGTGCCTTGAACTTTGCAGAAAGTGTTATTAACCGTACTGCTATGCTCCCAGGATCTAAAGTATTACCTGCTGGAGTTGCTGATCGTCTGGTGAACGCAGCACAGCGCATCGCACCACGCAGCTCTACGGCTGCTGCTGCTCTTGCGCGTGTGGCTGCTCCTACCCTTGACCTTGCTAAGAACGCCTTAACTGAAGGTCTGGTATCTGGTGCTCAAAACCAGATTGAGGAGAACTATGCGAAGGGTAAAAACGAGTGGGATACTAAAGGTAATGACGTTGCTTTCTTCCAGGGGATTGCTGCTGCTACTGGTTTTGGTGCTCCTCGTGCTGCACTTAGTACTGCTGGTGAGGTAGCTAATACTGCTGCTCAGGCTATGCAGAAACGTACTGAAGCACAAGATCCTGTAGGTCAAGCTGCTCGTAATACCACCCCAGAAGACTTAATGAATCCTCAGTCAGAAGGGTATAACCCAGCTGCTGCAATTCGTCGTGCTGGTATGGAGTGGACTCGTAACACTGATGCTACCACTGATGAACAGAAGGCTGAGATTCAATCTCAGGCTCAATCAGCTATGGATGCTGCCCAGAACGATCACCAGAATAACCTGGATATGATTAACCAGAGGGCTACTGCTGAACGTACTCTTGCGGATGCTGGTAAGTTTATTCCTGCTATTCAGGAAAGACTGGATCAACTCAGCACTGATCCAAATGCAGATCCTGATGCTGTTAATCAGTTACAGACTATCCTTGCCCAGCAGACCGAAGCTCGTGATGCTGCACAGCAACAACTGGATGCTATGCCTTCTCAGGAGGAACTGGCACAGTCTGCTACTCGTTCTGCTGAAGTACTGGATCAGGCTAAGTCTGAGTTTGGTAAGTTCTCGTCAGCTACTGGTATGAATACCAATACAGCTAAACCAGAGAACCCAACGGCTTCTGACATTATCAGTCACCCAATGTCTTACACCAATGAAGACCTGCAAGAGTTTGTGCGTAATGCTCCTGCTAATGCTACCCCTGCTGAATTGGGTACACTTCGTGCATTGGCTGATGCCAAAGTTGCAGAGAATGCTGTTAAGACTGGCTCTAAGGTTAATAGTGAGATCTTCAAATCCACTTCTAATAACCTGTCACTGGGTGATTACCAACAGGGTATTAACACTGCTGTACAGGCTGGTGATACTAACCGTATCCAATCCCTGATGACTGGCATCAATAACTTTGAAACTTCCCATACTGCTAAAGCAGATATTGCTCAACAGTACCTGAATGAAGCTAAACAGAATGGTAAGTCTTACCAGATCCTTAAAACTTCTAATGGGTGGGAGTTGAATACTGGCAAGCGTCTGGATGCTAAAGCACAGGCTAAGAATGGTGGCTTCACTATCCACAAAGGTTCTACTGGTCTGGTTAACAATATTGTTAATGAAGCCAAAGCTATCACAGCCACCCGTCAGTATATGGAAGGTATTGCTACCCCATCTACTAACCAGAATGTGACTGGCTCGACTGAGCAAGTAGCAAGCCCGGAGGCGCAGCCAGAGGGTGCAGCTACTGTAGCAGGAGAGACAGGAGCACAAGAACAACAAGCACAACCAACAATCAGCCCACTGACCACACGAGATATTCGTGCAATGGATCAGTCCACACTGGAAAAGGTTATGGCTACTACTCAGCAGGCTATGTCTTCTGACACTAACCCTGTACTGGCTCGTAACCTGGATGCACTTGATCGTGAGTGGACTCGTCGTGCTGATGTGACTACTAACCAGAATCGTGGGGTTGATGCTCCTCACCGTAAGCTGGATGACTCCTTTAAGCCTAAAGCTCAGGAGAACGAGATCCAACGTTCACAGGCTGAGACTACTACTCAGACTGATCACACCCAGGCTGAGATTGATAATGAGTCTACTGGTTCAGAGTCTCAACAAACTGCCCCAGTTAACGTAGATGATGTTGTTACCAACACTGATACCTTGACTGAGACTCAGCAAGACAATGTAGCCAATGGTGCTCTGAGTATCTTTGGGAAAGTGGGTGAGTCTCTGAAAGCTCTGCGTGAGAAAGCTTTGGCTGAACCTAAAGGCTTACAGAACCTTGTGCTTACTGGTTTCAACCAGCGAGTTCGTCCAGGTTTTGGTAGCCCACTGGTAGCAGTGAAAGACTTCATTAACACTTTGAAATCTGCTGTGGATACTGGTAGCTTCACTGAAGTTAACCGTTTCCTGAAACAGCATATCAGTGAGTCGAAAGCTGAAGGTGCTAAACAGAAAGCTCTGCTGAAACAGTTTGTAGAGTTCCACGATCACATTACAGCTAACCTGGATAACATCATTCGTACTAAAGCCCCTGAGTATCGTTATCAGGACTTTGCTCAGTTTATCCTGGATGAGAATGGTAACTTTGACTCCAATACTAAAACTGGTATTGCAGCAGGTATCTTCTCCTGGCTTGGTGAGAATGGGGATAAGATGTTCCTGAACCAGAGTGAAGTAGCTAAGACTCTGCGTATCAAAGAAGATCAGTTAACTCCACAAGCTATGTCTCGTATGACTGATATTGGCTATCGCCAAGACTTGATCATGTCCCAACTTGGTCAACGTATCTATCAGGCTATGGGCTTCGCTAAACGTGCTGATGTTGATCCTAACCGTGCCAGCAAGTTGCAGAATGCTCTGGGTGCTTATGCCCTTCATGCCATGTACTCCAATGGTTACATGGAACAGTCTGTGATGACTGCCAAAGAGTACTTCGATCTGCAAACCATGGGACTGGATGAACAGTCAGCTAAAGAAGCTGCACAGGCTTTCCAGAATGACTTTGGTGTTTCCCCTAACGATGCTAAACACAAGATTGTGTTTAGCCGTCCTGCACGTAACTTTGATGCAGAGGGTAAACCAGTAGCTATTGAAGCTATCTCTGACATTAAGAATGGAATGAAGGATACTCGTTCTCTTATGTCTAAGCTGTTTGGTTATGATCCTGCTGTACGTGAGGTTCTGACCACTAAGCCTGCTGGTTTCAAACAGAAAGTCTTCGGCAAAATGAATCGTGAAGTACCTTCTGTTCTGGCTGCACGTATTAGCAAAGCTATGCAATATGACTACACCATTGATCAGGGTGTGGTAAATGCTATGCGTACTATGTCCACTGTAGATAATGCTGCTCTGCAACATATCTTTGGTGTACGTACTGATGCTGATGTGCCCAATGAAATGGAGATCTTCAGGAAAGGTCGTGAAGCCAAGAATGCTGATATCCAACGTTCTATGGAAATGGGTTTAGACTTTGCTAACCGTATGGGTACTAACCCATTCTGGATGCCTATGGAAGTCTGGACTAACCAACGTATTGGCGATCTGGCTTCTGAGTTTAACCCTCAAGGATCCAAAGTACACCGTGCTATGGGTGGCCTTGCTGCACACCAGATTGAGCTGAATGTTGAACGTAATGCTGCTGTACTGGATGCAGATGGTAAGCCTACTCAATATGGCCTGTTCCTCGTATCTCTGGCTCAGGGTATGGAAGAAGCTCCTGTAATTGGTGCTGATGGTAAGAAACTGAAGTCTGTTGATAAGCAGACCTATGCTACCTTCTTACCTGCTTTCCAGAACTACCTGCGTAAACCAGAGAACATTAAGGCTGTACGTGCTATGCAGAAAGTGATCGCTGGTTCAGCTACTACTGCTGATACCAACGTCATTAAGAATGCTGTGGCTGAGTATGGTATGAATGGTCAGTCTTTTGCTGCTCTGCATAACCTGGCTCAGTATGCTACTGCTCTGGAGTCTGGTAAGTCTTCTGTTAAGCTGCTGGCTCAAATGGAATCGGATGGTGTTACTAACGGCCCTATCCTTACCAATATCCTGAATGGCTCTGCTGATTTCGATCTGCTGAAGCGTGGTGGTATTTACCGTGAAGGTGACAACATTACCAACATGCCTACCTACCGTGAGCTGGGTGGTCAGGATTACTATGAGCTGCTGGGTGATGCTATGCGTCAGCATTGGGCTGATTACAAAACCAATGCACCTGCTAGTCAGCAAGGCCAGATCCAAGCACTGGAGTACTTCTCTACTGGCTATGGTGCTCGTTCTAAGGCTAAGACTCTGGCTACCCCATTCAACTACTCTGCTGGTATTCCAGCACTGAAAGCTGCTATGGGTCGAGCTACTGTAGAGGATGTTTACTCTAAGATTGGATCCCTGATTCCACTAGCTAAAAGCAATAACAAAGCAGACTTTGCCAAGGCTTATGCTGAGGTAAGTAAAAACCTTTCTGTACTCTTGGGTCAGAAAGTAAATCTGCCACGTACTGCTGATGGTCTGGTTAAGTTCAGCCTTAACCCGGCTCAAACTAAACGCATCATTGATGTGGATTCTCAGACTCGTGGTGTTGCTACAGAGGCTGCTGTCAATGAGGTTGCTGCTGACTTCATTGCATCTCGTGATGCTAATACCAGTCTGGTTAACACAACCTTTACTCTGGCTAACCTTCGTTACAATGCTGCTAAAGCTGCACTGCTGAAGCAACGTATTGCTGAAGGTAAAATCCCTGTGGATGCTAAAGGTGCCCCACTGGAAGGACTCACTCAGGCAGATCTGGATAACCTGTCTAACATGATTCCTAATATGCCTTCTGCAACTGGTGTTCTGTCCGAGAATACTAAAGCTTCTGGTTATCCAATGGCTAAAGTGGAGAAAGCTTTTACTGCTAAGTCTCCTGCTACCAGCATTGATATTTACTTCAAAGAAGCTGCTAACCCTAAACCAGCAATGGATGCTAATGGGATGCTGCTGAGTCAAGGTCTGGTAGGTGGGTATAAATCTACCCAGTCTACTGTGACTGAGACTAAGCTGACTAACCCAGGGGTTGCTATGGGTGCTAACGTTACTCAGGGTACTGATGCTGCGATCAGCTCTGATGTAATCAGCAAGATTGAAAGTCAGAACGTACACGATGCTAACATCCTGTCCCCTGACAATGTGCTGAAAGGTGCCCGTATCCAGAACAAAGCTATGTTTGATGCTGTGGTTTCTTACCACCCTCAACATCTGGCTGCTTCTGCACTGCTGTCTGAGGTTCGTAGCCTGGCTGATGCTAACCTGTCTACCAATGACAAAGTTGTAGCGAAGAAAGCTCTGGAAGCCATGAAGACTAAGATCCTGGGTAAAGACTTCAAGGGCAATATGAAAGCTGCTCTGAACACAATCCTTAACCAGGCTTATGATCGTGACATTAAGAAACTGGAGACTCTCTCTGAAGTCTATGCTGTTAACCAGTATGGTACTGAAGGTGGTGAGTACCTGATCACTGATGCTGATCGTAAGAAGATTGGTGACGAGATTGCACGTCTGAAACGTAGCCGTGCTACTGGCTTACAGCGTATCTCTGACATGTTCTCTAAGGGCAATGCCCCAAAGGCTGAAGCCAATCAGTATCCTGACAAAATGAGACAATACCTGTATGAGGCTTCGGCCTCTACAGGCTCTGTCTCAGCTTCTGAGGTGATGGCTCGTACCAAAGGTAAGTTTGCTAACCCAGTGTATAACGAACTCCACAATCTCATTTCTGGTTTGATTCCAGCTGATGCTGTGGTGAACGTACTGGATGGGCAGACTATGCCTAAGAATGTTAAGGGGCAGTCACTGCCCCAGAACCGTGATGCCATTGCATGGTCTTATCAAGATAAGAACACTGCACAGGTTAACCTGTCACTCAGCAAGAATGCTTCACCTGAAGTCTTGCTGCATGAGATGACTCACATTGCTCTGGGACGTGCAATTGCTACTGCTGATTCAAATCCAAAAGTAAAAGCTGTACTGAACCGTACAGAGAAGCTGATGGGAAGAGTGACTAAGCTGGTTTCAACTGATCCTCAATTGACTCAGAAGTTTGCTCCTGCCTTAGCTAACGTGGATGAATTCATTTCCTGGGGTATGACTAACCCAGAATTCCAACGTTATCTTGATACCATTACTGGTGTGCCTGAAATTTCAGGCCGTAACCGTGGATGGTTGGGTACTGCCTTTAAACAGTTTGTGGATCAAATGTCTGGCATCTTCGCTGCTGTAACTGGTCGAGCTATTAATGCTCGGGTTACTACTGCACTGGAAGCACTGACCTTCGATACTGCACACCTGGTTCAGGCTATTAACCCTGCTGCTATTGAAAGTCCTGTATCTTCCATTAGCCACCCTATGAGCAACAGCAATAGTGCTGCTGATCAGGTAGCTAAGTTTAGCCATGTGGATATCTTTGATAACCTGGCTTCAACAGGTGGCAAGACTAACTCAGCACAATTCACAGGTAACCTCCGTAATGTAATATCCACTGTAGCGGATCAGCTTTACGGTGCTTTAGGCTCCAGAGTCACTCAGAATGCCAATGAGAATTACACTCCTGGTCAAGTCTGGAATGAGGCTGTAGCCACTGGGAAAGCCCCTGTCAGCACTGAAGCACTGAGCAATGGGTTTGTACTGACTAATCAGGAAGCCTTTGCTGTGGAAGCCATTGAGGCTGCTGTATCTGAATCCCTGGCTTCTGGCTTTACTTCACCTGTTAACCGGGAGATTCGTCGTACCTGGCAAGCTGCCAAACAATCCCTGAAACCAGAAGACTTCCATAATGGAAACTGGAATCAGGCAACTCAGGCAGAAAAACGAGCTGCTCAACAGAAATGGAATTATCTGTTTGATGTAACGAATGACTCTGGTGAGTCCCAGCATCTGTCTCGTTTCGTTGCTATGGCTATTGGGCATGAAGATACCAGTAACTTACTGGGCTTCCAGATGGAAGATGGTAAGGACTCTGGCAATACTGCCTTTGAACAGGCTACTGCTTACTTTAACCAGGCTGTTAATACAGTCTCTGGTATGTTGACCAATACCCATCAAGGACAAGCTGCCAATGCTCGTGCCCAAGCATTAGCTGAAAAGCTGATCCAGATTGAACTTAAGAACCGTGATACTACCATGAATATTCTTACTGGTGGGATCGACAAAGTAGAGAATGCCTTAGATACGGCTGCTGCTAAGTCTAAACAGTTCCTGGGTAAAATCGTTAAAGCTACAGGTATTGATCAGTCCTCCAACAATGCTCTGAATGCTATGGGCAAAGTTGCAGGATTGGCTGCTCGTGATCAGTTAGGTAGCCTGAAAGAGACTATCAAAGAGTTCCGGGACTTTAATGCTCCGAATACCCCAGAGGGTTCTCTGGCTTCCATTCTGACTGAAGCAACGAATGCTGATGATGTTCGTGCTCTGCATGAATCTCTGTTACGTTCTACTAAACGTATTGAACAGGATCGTGCAACCTTAGCTGCTGTCACTGCTAAGAACTTGAATGAGATGTTTGATAACAATGGGCAAGACCTGACTAAAGAAGATCGTACAGCAATGACTTATTCACTGCTTCGTACTGACCTTCAGTCTGTACTGCACATTGAAGGTATGAACCTGAATAACTTACATAAACTGGTTTCTAATACTGGCTATCGTAAGCAACAGATCAGTAACCTTGAGAAAACTATTAGCCAGTATGCTAACGGTAATGATAAGATCATCCGTGCGAAGGCTCTGGGTTACTGGATGGCTACTCGCAGAAATACCCTGGGACGTGATTTAGTTCTGAATGCAAAAGCTATTGCTACCGGAGCTGCTACTCACTATTCCACAGTAGGTATCGAACCGACTCTTGATGAAGTGAACGCCATTGATGCTCTGGCTTCGATGTACGCTCTAAGCTACACCAAGACCGAAAACCGTGTTCGCACTGCTGCTGTAATGGAACGTGAGCTTGCACGAGGTAAAGACAATGGCATCAAAATGCTGATGGCTACTTATGCGAACCTGATCGAGGATTCTGCTAATACGCTGTTTGTTGGAAACCAGTTGTCTCGCATTAAAGGCTATCTGCCTGAAGATACCAATCCTCACCATGACTTACGTGCTGTTGAGTCGGGGAGTGCAGATGAAGCAGCCCTGGTGAACATGGGATACCAACCAGTATCCCCACTGTCCCAGGATTCTTTGTCAAAACACTCTGGACGTGTACTGTACGTAAGCAAAGAGAATGGGTATCAGAGAACCGTATCTGGTACTTTCAGCTTAACTGGAAGCCAGCGTAAAGGTTCATCAATAGGTGGGGATCGTGCTGTTGCTGACCGTGTTCGAGCTGACGAGTTAGAACAATTAAGGCAAGCGTCCTATGCAGACGTGCGAGGGCGTGAAGCACTGTCCCACACTGCCTTTGATCCTTCTCAAGTTCAGGATAACTATGTAGTGCCTGTGTTAAGCACTGATGGTCATATCATGGACTTCCGTTACATGGCTACCCACAACACTATCGATACTTTCCTTGATCGTAATAATGACTTTGCTGATCTTGTAGGTCGTTTAGCTGGTCAGAATATCGATAAGGGTGATGCTCCAAGCCAGAATGCTAAGATCCTTGAAGCTCTGCATGAAGACTCTACGGCTAATATCCTGAAGAATCCTAATGCTTATTTTGAGATTGGGCCTGACGCACCTTCTGAGCGTGGCCGTGAAATCTGGGCAATGATGCCATACGAAGCACGTACTAAAGCTGCCTCTTTGTGGGGAAGCGATCGTATGTACATTCGTAATGATCTGGTTAACCTTACCTTTGGTTTCCGTAAGTACTCTCTGGCTAATACCCTGGATGTGGATCCAGAGCAACGTAACATTGCTCAGGGTGTTGCTGCTGGTTTACTGGAAGCTGCTTTTGGTAATAAAGCTAAGTCATACGTAATTAAAGGTGAACGTGGTATTCAGGAATTTATGCAGACCTATAAAGATCTGATCGTTATTCGTAACCTGAAAACCCAGTTCAGCAACATTATGTCTAACACTGCTTTGCTGGCTGCTTATGGTGTTAACCCTGTACGTATGGTTAAAGATATCCGTACTGCTCTGGTTGCAGGTATTGATTACCGTAAACAGTATTCATTACTGCTCAAGTATCAACAGCAGCAGCGTGCTGGTATTGGTGACTTTGCTCAGATGGAATCCCTGATCAATGAGACTCAGGATCGCTTGAATGCTAACCCACTGGCTAAGTTTATTCAGGCAGGCATGATGCCTACCATCGTAGAAGACGTTCAGCCTGATGCTGATGGTTACACTTATGGTTCTAAGATCCGTAAGAAGTTTAATGAGGTATCTGCTCATCTTCCAGCTTCTGCTGTAACAGCTGCTCGCTGGGCTGTAATTGATAAGGGTACTGCACCTCACAAGTTCTTGAGTGATGCTGCACAGTTCAGTGACTTTGCTGCTAAGTATGCTCTGTATAAGCACCTGACAGAACATGCTAGAGATCGTCTCAGCCATACTGAAGCTTTACAACGTGCATCTGATGCTTTTGTTAACTATGACATTCCAGCTACAGCTACTCGCCAGTATCTGGATGATATGGGGATCACAATGTTTACGAAGTATCGTATTCGTATTCAACGTGCAATGTTCTACCTGATGGACAAACGTCCAGCCTCTGTTATGGCACACATGGCTATCACAGGGCAGTTTACTCATGCACCTGATGCTATGGAGCCACTGTTTGCTCGTAACTTAGGTAATCCATTCTCACCTTCGGTATTGCAGGGTAGCAGCATCTTGAATATCCCAATGCCTTGGAACTTGTTCAGAATGGCAAACTAATAAAAAGCCCCTCAATGAGGGGCTTCTTTTTGGCTTTATGAGTCACGCTTTTCCTGAATGAATGCTCCAATGAGGCAAGCAATAAAAATTACAGCCACAAAGAACCAGAAGAAGCTAAGTAACCAGAAAGCTACCTTCATTAAAGCCAGTACAGCAATGGCTGCAATCACACAGAACAGGCCGATAAAGCCATTAATAACGTGTCTCATAGATCACCTGTTAGTCGAAGTTAGCAAACGGATCGTCTTCAGTGTCTGCTGGTTTAGCAAAGCCTGCTTCACTGGTTTCAACTACCTTGGTTACCGGAGTATCTGCCTGAGCAAACAGCTCGTCACCTTCAGATGAAGCCAGGCCAGCTTCTGCGAACGGATCGACTTCTTCAGCTACAGCAGCATCTTTGGCTTCAGGCAGCAGCTCATTTTCAGCACGGAGGTTTGCACCTTCGTCAATGTCGAACGGAGCATCATTGTCTGCATCACTGGTTTCAGCGAAGAGGTCTTCTTCACTCTCAGTTTGAGCTTCTGCTTCGGCTTCTGCTTCTGCTTCAGCCTGAGCTGCGGCTTCTTCAGCAGCTTTATCAGCTTCGATTTCAGCCTTGGTACGACGTTTACGACGCTTAACAGGTTTGTCAGTTTCCTGTTCATCCTGGGTGTCGTCGTCGTGTTCAGCATCTTCCTGTTCAGCAACAGGAGTGCTACCAGAAACCAGAGGAGCTTGCAGATCGGTAACAGATTTCAGGCGGAAGTTATCTTCGCCTACAGCTACAGCTGCCACGATCTGACCATCCAGAATACCTACTTCAACATCAGCTGCTTTGGCTGTAGGCACGAGACTGGTAAATGCATGTTTGGTTACCAGTTCGATCAGATCTTCAGTAGAAAGCAAAATACGCATGGTTATTCCTTAGTAGCTAACATGGTTAGCATTTTGAAAGTTTCAGTTTTAATTCCAGCATGTACGGCTGCTACAGCATCTGCCATGTGCTCTGCTTTGCTGGCAATGATCTGGCCTTTAAGTTTGGGCCAGTTAGCATCAGGGTATAAACCAGATGCCCAATCAATACCTTGCTGCTTTGTTGCAGAAGGCTTGCCAGTGATTTCCATTCTGGTTTCAGTAGCATTTACACAGATTACAGGTTTAGTCCCATGACTGTTTCGTATGGCTGCTATCAATCCAATGCAGGCACCTGCACCCAGTGAAGCTCTGGCATTCTGACTGCCATGAGGGACTTCAATACAGATGGCATCTACGTAAGGCATATAGCTCATTACCTTCTCAAACAGGTATTCAGCCCTGGCTAAATCCTGAGAAGATTTACGTACTTGCTTGGAATTATCTTTAGGTGGTTGGATAACATCCAGTTTAGCAACACTAAGAGATCTGGCTTCAGTGTCATACAACATTGCAGCCAGCCCCCAGTTACTAAAGCTCGGATCCATCCCCAGCAGTTTGAGTTTCATTAGGATCCTCTTCCATGGTGAAGGGCAGATTTAAGAACTGGTTCAGAGCATACTCTACACCCAGTTTAAATAAAGCACGTTCACGAGGATCAGTAATCAACTCGGGTTGATCAGCACCATCAAATTGGACATTGAGATCGATATCGTCCGGGGCTTGAATGACAGCCAGCAGGTGATGGCCGATGTTACGGTGCCAGTCTGCTACCAGGAAACCTAACTGAAGGTGGTTCTCTACTGGCAGGATGTTTTGTTTAGAAGCTAAGTATTTTTCAGCTTCTTCACGGCTGGAGAAATCTTTAATAGCCTGAGCTTCTCCTTCTTTTACTTCATAAAGAGTAAAGAATTCCGCCTCTTGATCAGGAACTCGGATGATATTGCCATCACCATTTACTTCAGGCTTACAACCATGAATTTCGTACATTATTAAAACCTCAATTAGCCCCCTGGTTTAGGGGGCTGAGTTATTACATGGTAAACGGATCATCGCCAGTGGTGGCATTGTCAGCCCCTGGATTGAAGCCAGCGCCTGCAAAGTTACCACCTGGAGCACCAGCGTTGCCCTGACCAGTCACTTCTTTGAAGCGATCCCAGACCTGGCCTTTGTTAGCTTCGAGCCACTTATCTTTGAAAGTAGCTACTTCCTGCTTGGCACGAATTTCCTGCTCAGTCTTATCGTCTTTGCTACGGAAGACTTTTGCAATGGCATTGATCTCACGAGCTTCGTTGATCGGCTCGTACTGACCACTGTCATTTTTCTTCTGCTTGTTCTCTTTGATACGCTGGATAGCGAAGGTGATAGGCTTACCACACAGATCCACCAGCATAGGAACATCAGTCGGAACTTCGGCTTTCTTCTCGAAGTTATACAGGTTGATGGTCTTGGTTTCTGGTTCCAGTTTAACCAGAGGCTTACCGCAGGCCAGCAGGCAGATCGAGTTAGCTTTCAGGAAGTTCTTGGTGTACTCGCCTTTGTCATTGACGACTTTACCCTGACCGTTCATGAACCAGATCTGCTCTTTGTAGATGCCATGATCATCTTCGAATTCGATGTTCATGGCTTGAGCTTTCGACTTATCTGATTTAGTGATGTAAGCCAGTTTGATGATGCCCGGATAGACGTCAGTGTCACGAATACGCATACCAGTGCCCAGGGTATCTTTCTCTACTGCTTTTTCTGCGTCATAGTTAAAATCAAAATAAGACATGTTAGTTACCTTTTGTTTCTAGGCCATGGTTTTCATGGAAGCCTAATTCAATTAATTTCTCAGCCCGGCAGATAGCTGCTTCGTTAGCTGTCTTGAAGGTACGTTGCCATACCTTCTTACGGTTCATCGTGATTTCTGCTACATAGCGATCACGACGTTTGCAATACCAGATACCTTGGTGACCAGTAATGGTATTGCTGATAGCACCCCTGTTTCGCATATTCTGAAGCATCGTAGTGTCCTTCAGATTTACTGCTCTGTTGTCATCACGAATATGGTTATCGTGGTCTACATGCCCTTTAGGCCACTGCCTGTTATGCATGTAGTAACAGATGATATGCTCTCCATAGGTGGTGCCGAAGATTGTTATATGGCGGTAGCCGCTAGCCTTGTGGAGACTCCCAGCGCGACTACCGATAACAATTCTCTTATTACAAGACTTGCTAATCCAAGTAAGATGTCCAGTAAGAGCATCATATTTTAGTACCTTTTCAAGCATTTCAAGGGTGAGATCTTCTTTGGGGATTTTCATGCGTAATACTCATGCAAACGGTCTAAGACCAACTGCATGTCATTATCGATGAAGGTTTCCTTGATATCAAATAAGTCCTCTGGGCCACGTAAACGCTCGTTAATGGTGTTCTTAGTAACCTGGGTCTGGAACACATGCTTGTACCCGAGCATTTCCTCACGCTCGTTAATGTGAAGTAAGCCGTTCTGGTATTCTTCCAGATCCGTAAGCTTCACTTTCTTACAGGCAATAACCAGACTGAAGTATGACTCAATGCCCTGGTTCTTCAGTGCCCCTTTAACAGGTACACAGGTTTCACGAACCATGTCATCGTTAACTTCATCCTTCGTGTGAGCTAAGAAGATCACGTTCTTGGTAGACGTGGCTACCAGCACCTGCATCAGGTGTTTGAACTGCTGGGCAAATTGGCCCCATGCAGCTTGGGTATTTGAGCTAGTAAGTACGAGCTGGCTCTCTACCATATCCATGTAGTACGTCAGTGAATCGACTACAATGGTGTGAATATTCGGTTGGGTTTCAGCCCACTGAAAAGCTTTAGGGAGGATATCCCAACGTGCAATGGTTCGTTCCAGGAAACCTGATTTGAAAGGCAGCTTTTTACCTGACTCACAGTTAAGGTACAGCACACCTTCCGGGTTCTTCAGGTTCTTCAGTGACCGCGATTTACCACTTGCTGATTTACCCACAAGCAGTACAAGGTTGTCATTAACGCTGATTTGATCGGACATAATTACCTCTTTTGAAATGCCCCCGAAGGGGCAAACCCACAAAGGGAACGGAAGTTCCCCAACACACAATTACTTAACTTTCTTAGCAATGGTGAGCATGATGCTTCCATCAATTTCACTTTCGTCCAGCTTACCGGGAAGCTTGTTGTTCAGATCCTTCACCTGGCTTCTGATACGATCCAGAGAGAACCCTGCATCTACCAGTACCATGGCATAGTTGAACAGCTGCTTATTACGGTTACCGTCACCAGTGTTGTTAAGTACCCAACGTTCCAGATTATCCAGTTGATGTTGATCAGTGAGCATTTGCTTACGATCCTCATTCTTACTGGTTTTAGGGATGAAGGGGAGTACATCGAATAGCTGACCATCCGTATACTCATAATGCCCTTTATGTGTTAACCATTTCTTAGAACGGTGTGAACACTGGTCATCAGCTTCAAATGGCAAGCCTTCAAGGACGTTGTTATAAAACTCCTTGTAGTCTTTGGCATCCAGCTTCAGCTCATAGTTAATAGGCAGAATGATACGGAAACGGTTAGTTTCTTCGGTATGTCGTTTAGTGGTGTAATACAGAGCCTTGTAGTCTTTCAGCAGTAACTTAGCTGTAGACAGCTGACAGGTTCCATCTACATCAATAACCAGAAGGTTAAAGCCAGGAATGGCATTCTCTTCATTACGATAACCGTTCATCACTTTATGGGTGAGCCAGTGAAGATCAGGCTGATTTACCAGTCTGTGCAGTTGATCGAATGGTACGTCTTTAGGTACGAAACCAGTGGTTAAATCCTTGCTGTATGACAAAATCATCTCATCAAGGTTAGTTGGTTTCAGAGATTCACCACTCAGGAATAAGATGCCATCAGTGTAGCTTCGCTTCACAATGATGTTGTTTTTATAACCATAGGCAATAGCCAGGTTAATCATCTCATCCTTCTGGTTTTTACCACCACGGAAGTAAGGCAGATCCTCATCCATGTCAGCCAGCGTAACGTCTGTTCCCACATCAGCTAAATACTTAGCCAACTTGGCATAGTTACGTTCAGGCGTAAGCAGCTTGGCAAAAGCTTCACCACATTCTTCAGTAAGCTTAATAGCGTTCTCCAGGTGATCCTGAGAGAGCACAGGTGAACCATCTACGAAGGCATAGGCAGCAGCCAACTTCATGCACTTGAAGAAACGGTTCTCCATTTCACTTTTCTGAATGGTTTGATACTCGTTGTACTGTTTGCTTTTGGCTTCACAATCCAGACGATACTGGATGATATTCTTCAGTACATCACGAGGGATGGTGATAGCTTTTCGCAGATTGGAAATATCTGCAAGCTTCTCCAGTTTTTTACCCAGGTCAGTGATGAAGGTATCAGCATTGGCATCAAACATTTGCTTCAGGATATCGTCAGCAGTTATCCCTTCTGGCTTCTTGGCTTTCAGCAGGAAACCAAAGTGACAACGACGTGCATATCCCATTTCCAGCATGTCATACAGACGACGCTCAGTTACATCCCCATCAAACAACTTGGTCGGTGTACCAAACAACAACATGTTAGTTGGAGTGCCCCCTACAAGTTTCTCATGGCGAACGTTTTCAGCAGATGACTTGATCAACTTATCTTTTACTAAACCAAGGTCATAGAGTTCCAGGAAAGTATCCAGTACCTCAGTTTGACCTACCAGGTTTGCACCGATTTCATCGATCTGTAAATTCACACCACCAGCATTGCCCATAAGAAGCTTATGGCGCATTTGCTTAACAGCTGGGGTGGTTGCAGAGTCAAAGCTAAACAGCAAGCTACCTAAGCTTTCAAACTCTTTACGCACCTTCTCCAGTTCATCCTCTGGGTCAACCAGATTAGATGCTGTGGATTTACGTTGAGCACGTTTCTGAGCAAGCTCAAACATGTTCTGTTCAGCTACTGTAGGGAATGTGACTTCCAGGAATCGTTCACGGAAACCTGCAAGCAATTCACGTTCGATCAGGCTGGTGGAATAGCCTTTACCAGTACCTGATGGAGACAGGTTCAGAGCGTAGATATTGATGGGCAGATCATTACGATCATACCCTTTAATGACTGCTCGCATAGACGAGGCCATTACACCCCAGTAGTAAGCCAGAACTACCCTGAAAAAGAGTCGTTCTTCGTTAAGGGTTTTAGCATTGAGAAAATCAACGATCTTCTCACTGGTGGGATGATATTTCATCTCACTCACTGGTTTGATGGAGATCATACTTGTCCTTATACTTCGAGATGACCAGAACGAATTAGCTCATCTTTTTGTTTACAGATTGGAAAGGCTGGGCAGTATGCACAAGCTTTAACTTGACCAGGGTTATGCACGATCATACCCACGTTGCCATCATCAGCCAGACGCTTGTAAGCTTCAGCCTCAGTGTCAAAGTTTTTGGTTGATCGGGTCATGTTTGCCGGGTTCTTGTAGTACTTCCAGACCGGAGCATCACGCCATAACTCTTCATCAGTACACTCAGGAATGTCTTCGTCTTTGGCCTGTTTATACTTCTCATACAGGGCAATACGACCTTCAACATACTTCTGGGTATCTTCCAGAGAGAGCAACTGATAACGTTTGGTTTCAGTCTTACGCTGTGGATAGTTAGGGTTAGCTTTGGCTTGAGCACGTTGCCAGTCAGTAAAGATAAACTGGATAGACATTACATCTTTAGTAATGATGTCTGGGTTAAGCCAGCGATAGATACTACCTTGCAGGGCATAATCCAGATCCTTACTTCCCTTTATATAGCTGAAGGTTGAAGTGGACTTAAAGTCCTCTAAGGCGCCATTACCTACGAAGTCAAACTTACCAGTAATACGGTAACCCATGACTTCTTTCTCAGATCGGATTTCCATATACACTGGAATATCCCCAGCCTTCAGTTCCCATGGTTTAGGGTTAACCTTAACCTTAGCAATCAGGTCAGGTGAGTAACCCAGCTTCTCCATAGCTTTGGGGAAGTTTTCAGGTGACCAAGCCAGCTCGATACCTGAGTGAATAGCCGTACCCATACGAGAAGCTACCAGGTCTTCCAGGTCAGCTGTTTGCAGCTCTGGAGGAACACGAGGAGTCAGGATCAACTGACGAATAGGCTTCAGCAGTTTGGTTGCTGAGAAGGTTCCAGGGATATAATCATAGTGATCAGTAGCCAGGAATACTGCCATGGATAATGGGATCTTAGTGTTGTTTGTGTAAATCATTAGCTGATTCCTCCCCCCACAAGGCTGCATATGCTGCCAGATCTTCAAAGTTATCCAGCTTAAACTCACCCTGGTTTGCACGGACGATTTTCAGCAGAACTTGAATAAGCCACCCATCAGCCGGAGTAAGATCCTTACCACGAATCTTATTGAACAACTCAATGACCAGTGGAATGGAACGTTCACCTTGGGCATTATCATAGGTAACTGCACGATCCTCTAAATGCCCAGCAGCAGCCAGTAGTACCTTGTGAGCACTGACGGTTGTGTCTACTGGTTTAGGTTCAAGAGCTTCAAGCTGTGCTGTCAATTCAGCTACCTGGATTTCAAACTTTTTAACTTGAGATCCCCAGTAAGCTTTCTTCCTTTCAGCAACAGACATTTTCAAACAGTTTTTAGCATCGTGAAGTGATGCTTGTGCATACTTCAGATCTCTTTTTAAATGCGTTTTGTTCATACGGATTTCCTTTGCAAAGAATTCACAGAGTGCCCGGAAGGGCACCCCACAAAACACTTAAGCTTGACAGCTTAAGCATTCATCCTTAACAACCACACCACTTCGTGAGTAGACGTAGTAAACAGACAGGATTTCTTCATCCAGTACGCAACGAGTCATCAACTCCGAGATCAGATCTTCTGATCCATCTTCAGGTACGAAGAAGTTCAGGGACTGGCCTTGGCAGATATGCTTCTGGCGCAAGCTGGCACGACGTAGCAGGACTCGCTGATCCATTTCAAAGGCAGTCTTAAATACCTGCTTCTCATGGTCATCAAGCCAGTCAACGTGCTGCACTGAGCCTACGTGGTTAATGATATCGTTGATGGTTTCTGCGGAGTAAACCCCACGTTCCTGCATGAGTTTGTAGATCTCAGGCACGATACGACTGAGCTGCCCAGCAGCAGAGCTGGCTTCAAATACCATTCCAGGATCTGGGAACCAGGATTCAGATACACCACCCATTAACAGGGCTGTGCTCTTGGTAGGTGCAATGGCTGTACGGTGAGTGTTACGTACACCATGACCTTTACACCATTCTGGTTCACCCATGACTTCTGCCATCCACTGAGAAGCTTTAAGGCTTTCATCGTGAATATGCTTGAAGATCTCCTGGTCGATAAACTGAGCTTCCAGTGACTCGTAAGGGATACGCTTCGACTGGAAATAAGTACTGAGTCCCATTACACCTAAGCCAATAGCTCGGCCTTTTATGGTGAAGTCTCGTACTTTCTCTAAGCCCTCAATACCATCACTAACTTCGATAAACTCTGAACACAGGCAGTCCAGGAAGATAGTGGAATAGAATACTGCCTTGCTGGTTTCAATCTTATCCCAATGAACCAGGTTCAATGAGGATAAGATACAGCTATAGGTCAGATCCTTGGATGAATGCAGCATAATTTCGGTACACAGATTGCTTGCCTTAAGCATCAGGTCACGGTCTTTGTACATTGCAGGACGGTGGCGATTAGCCTTGTCAAGGAAGTACAGATAGCCTTTACCTGTCAGCATTTTGACATGCACAGCATCTTCGAATCGCTGGTTTGCTTCTGCATCACCAGCTTTCAGTTTCTCAACGAAACTATCTTTAATGATCCAGCCATAGTTCTTGCCATTGGGATCGGTCTTCAGTGAGTTAAGGCACTCATAGAAATCCCCATGCTCAATATCGAGGTAGGCACCAACAGAACCACGTCTGTTACCGCCCTGGCTTACCTTGCTGGTACAAATGAAGAAGTCATCAATAACTTCCTTAGCACCATTGGCAATGCCACCAGTGCTGATCTTGGCACCACGAGGACGAATATCTGAGAAGTCTGCTGAAGTACCAAATCCATATTTGGACAGGATTGCAGTCTCTCGTAAGGCTGAGTAGAAGCCATCAATACTATCTGCTACTACCTGCCCAGAGCAGGACACAGGCATACCACGATCAGTTCCTGTATTAGCCAGTGCTGGTGTAGCAGGTGACAAGATGCCATTCCACATAAGATCGAAGAATGCTTTTTCAAGTTCACCACGATAAAGCTGTGGTACATGGCGGGCCAGAGTATGTGCAATCTTCTGGTGACGTGCTCTTAATGAGCCTTCACTTTCGACGATGTACTTACTCTTGAACATTTGCCATGCCTGAGTTGTATACCAATCAGGGAGAAGTCCCTGTGCTTGTAACTTCTTACGTTCGGCACTAAGTGCTTCAAACTCAGTGGCGACTGAAGTCTCTACTCCTGTAGGTTTAAACGACATGCTTACTCTCCTGGTTTCAATAAAGCTGACAGATCACGGGCACCAGAAAGCTCATTAGCTAAGTTCTGGTTAAAGCCTAATTTATGCTTGGCCCAGTTACGGGTGTACTGCAACTGAGTACCAGCAAAGAAATCTGCAAACTTATAGGAAGACAGGGAGGTATAGAACCAGCTGGAGATAACGCCGGACTCTTGCTCGAACATGTTCGGCATACCCAGACGGTTAAGCACCACGTTCACTCGATCACGGATGAAGTGCTGCATCTCTTCTTTGGTTACTACACGGATGGTTTCAGGAGCCTTGGCAAAGATACGTTCGATCATGGCGAACTCATGATCATGAACATCTTTAGCCATTTTCCAGATAGCATCAGCTAATGCTTCCTGTTTGGCTTCATCCATATTGCCAGCTTCAATACGTTCCTTTTTACAGGTGTTATGAAGCCAGGCAGAGAACATGCTGTGATAGTTCTCATCTTTGGCCGATCCGTCGATACCTGCCACAAAGTGGGGGATCAACTTAAAGCCCGGACGGCTGAACGATTTGAAGAATGCAAATGCTGAGAACAGCATTACACCTTCAAGGAATGCTAACGCTGCTGTAGCTTCCAGGGCATCACCAGAAGACGCTTGTTCATCGATCCATGCGATATGCTTGGACAAGTCTTCGTCACGCTTCCAGGTGGTATAGAACTCATCTGTAGCCAGATCCAATGACTGATTAATCAGATCATAGAATGGAGCATGAGAGTTCAGCTCAACCATAGCGAATACAGCACAGGCACGTTGAACGTGAGGACGAGGGAACAGACGCTGAATACGTCCACCCCACATCTCTTCACCACCGATCATTAACTCATACTGAGTCAGAACAGTCTGGAGAGTGAGGATACCTTCACGTTCACCTTCGGTTAGTTTGTTGTGGAAGTCACCAACGTCTTCCTCTACACCCAGTTCTTCAGCAGGCCAGAAGATAGCCATCTGGCTAGTGGCTGCTTCGATAGCTTGGGGGTAGTCGATGACGTAAGACTCTGTTGGAGTCTCAATACGTGAGAGAGGTTTAGTCATAATTTACCCAAAGAATATTGAGTTGGTTGAAAAGGGTAGTGAGCATAACTCACTTCCCCGGATTCTGTAATCTGGTTATTTAACCATTATGACTTGGTGAGTGCTGCCCAGCTAACCGGGAACAGAGGTTCCACAATAGCTGCTACAGCATGGGCCAGATCCTGAATTTCCTGCTGTGCATGGGAATCAGAACGTTTGTTGAAGAAGTTAGCAAAAGCCAACAGGTTGCCTGTCCAAATCCAGTTAACCATAGCACCTTGAGGCAGTACAAAACGTGCTTGCTCAGGAGCAACGCCATCACTGATCATCATCTCATAGAGACGTACAGCATGTTGTGTTTGTGCAATGTACTGTCGTTTCCAGTAGTCATTTGCTTCGTGAATCCCAGCACTGCCCTGCTTGATTGAGCCTTCTGGTTTTTGACGGAATTCAGGAATGAAGATCTCAGGAGTAACACTGATGTAACGACGAGATTCCTCATTCTCAACCAGACCCTGCTTATGTTTGAAGCATTGGGTACGGATTGGGATCGGAGCTTTCATACGCAGCGAGATTGCAGTATGGGCAAAGGGTGTCCAGTGTACAGCCTGATGACGGATACGATCATAAATTTCAGAAGCACCTTTTATAGCTTCCTGCGTAGTACAATCATATTGACCTTCTGCAATAAGCTCAATGATTCCAGCTTTATCTTTGCTGGTTACACCATTAGCGAGAAAACGGATAAGACTGGCATCCTGTTCAGGGGTAGTTACCTTCTTCAGTGGGCCAAATGAAATACGAGCTACATCTACCACACGTTGATCATCACCCATGTGATCGATGTATTCTGCTTCTTGTTGGATCATTATACTTACCTCAGTAAAGGGCTATGCTGCCCATTGTTTAAAAAACAGTTATCATGTCTGTATTCTTTACAGGAGACTCCCATGAATATTCGAACCACTAAGGTAGATGTGTATCTGGTTAATCCAGATGGATCGCCAGCTACTAATTTACGTTTTTACGTCAAACCATTACGAGCAAGCTTCTGGTCAACTTATCCAGGGATTGCTGTGGATGTGGAACTTTGTGAGACTACAGACGAAACAGGTCATTGTATTGTAGACCTGGTTACTTTGCCTTATCCATATGAGCTTACCTACGATGACTCTGACGATTCAGTCCCAGGTAGTTTCTTGTTCTATGTCCCGGATGTGAACTTCACAGTTAACTTCCAGGATCTGATTGTTACTCGTGCTGATTCTCAAGATAAGTACGTAGATAATGCACTCAACCAAATCATTGATGGGGTTGTGAAGTGTAAACAATACAGCGAAGTGGCTCAGGCAGCTTCTGTAGCTGCGGAGCAAGCGCAAGAAGCAACTGAGACACAAGCTCAGGAGCTTACTCCAAAGATTCAACAAACTTCCCAGATGCTAACTGAAGCACAGCAAGCTCTGACTGATGTGCAGCAAGCTAAGTCTGATTTTGAAACTACTAATGCTTCTATTGTTACGGCTGCTGGTATCATCCAGAACAGTGCCTTAACAGGCAAACTGCCTATTGGTGGGTACACTCTGTGGGTTGATGCTGATGGTGTATTACGTATTATCAATGGCATGCCTGTTAATGATAAAGATGGAACCGTAGTTGGAACTCAATCATAACGGGTAATTTTGATAGCCTTATAGTAAGATCTTCCATTAATATTAGACTAGTGATTTAATTTTGATGGGAGATCTTCTATGTCTTGTAATTGCACTAATCAATGCAAATGCGTTGATCCCTGCTCAGACACCCAGATTCGACGTATTGTCGATGATGCTGTAGCAGATCGTATTGAGGATATGGAGGATATTGCTTCCAGTGCTCAAGGTTCTGCTACTGCTTCTGAAAACTCTGCTACTCAATCTGCTCAGTCAGCTACTCAATCTCAACAGTTTGCTACCACTGCTGGCAACAATGCTACTGCTGCTGCACAATCTGCTCAACAGGCTGCTGTATCTGCTACTGCTGCGGCTGAGTCTGCTACTGCCGCAGTCAAGGTTACTACAGGATTAACTCTTGTAGCTGAGGAGCTTGCTGATTCCAGTAAACGCCTCTCTGATAAAATTGATGATGCAAATGCCAATGCTGAGGCTGCGGAAACTGCACGAGATGAGGCAGTAGCTGCTGCTACCTCTGCTACGGCTTCTTCAACTGCTGCTACGAGTGCAGCCACTTCTGCTACAACGGCAGCGACTACTGCAACCAATACTCTCGCAGCAATCCAAACTCTTGCTGATGGGGTAGAAACCACTAATGAAGAGTTCCAGGCATCAGCTGCTCTTGCATCAAACAAGATTGACACATTCAATAATACGTACTCCTCTGCTATCAGTGAACTCACTGAAATTCAGACGAACGTTCAGGATCTGGCAAATGACACTGCTGCAAGTGCTGATAGTGCTTTGGCTTCTGCATCCTCTGCAAGTACCTCTGCTACTACTGCTATTGCAAGTGCTGAGACTGCCCAGACGAGTGCAGCCAATAGCGTGGCATTAGCTGAAGCTATCCAGAATGGTATTACAGTACGTGCAAATGAAGCTACTATTCTTGCTACGTCTCCAACCTCTGTTCAGGTTGCTCAAGCAATGGATACGCTGATCCTTTATTACTGGAATGGGGCTTCATGGACTAATCTGGGAATTACGCTGGATAACTGGGCAAAAGACTTAAAAACTTTTGATTCCCTGGTTACTGGGGATGCAGCTACTGTTACCAATAGGGAAGGTACTGAGTACCCTAACTGGGCTAAAGTAGTGGAAGACTTTAAACGCACAGGTGGAGTTCTTGCTTTTGAAACCACCTCTTCTTTGCTTGCCTTTACCCCTGCTACAGCTAATGTACTAGCCCTTGCTGCTGATACTTCTACCTATTATTTGTGGAATGGTACTGCGTGGCACAATGCTGGATCTGGTTTTGTGGATAAAGAAACTCTTGATTCCATCATTACTGATTCCAGTTCTGCAACTTACTTCATGCGTTGGATGGATGATACCCAATTAGTATTATGTGGTTGGAAAACCAATTCTAATGGGGATATCTTCTTTGTTTCACCTACTTTAAACTTTGGATCTGATGGGTTTAAAGGTAATGGTGTATCTCTGACTACTACTGAGGTTAGCAACTCAGATTTTAGCCTGGAACGTAATGAAGTAATTAACGGTGATGTTTTCAGAATTCGAGATGAAAGCGGTACTGTAATTTTACGCATTAAAGAAGATGGGCAGATTCTTAGCAATGCTGAGTCTAGCTCTACTACTGAGGTTACAGAGAGTGCTCTGATACAGCAGCTGGAAGTTAATGCCCAGAAAGCCAAAGCTAAACGTTTTAACACAGGCTTTTTCCCGATCCCTCGGGCAAACGCACTGAAAAAACTGATGGTTTGGATTATCTATGGTCAGTCTTTCTCTGTTGGAGCAGGGGCTACCGTGGGCATTACTGGAGAGTCCCCGTATGGTAACCTGATGTTAGGTCAAAGTGTCCGAGGCTCTCACTATTCAAATACTGATACTGAATACACTTATGGGCCTGTAGGGGGTGAAAATACCTTCTATACCCTGAAAGAGGTTCCTCTGTATTCAGAGCAAACCAGTCAGCCTACCTTAGGTTCTTACGGTGAAACCATTGCTTCTGGTTTTGCTAATGAACTTAAGTATCGCCATAACCAGCGTAAAGGTGTGGTCAATGATGAAAACTACATTATTGCCCCTATCTGCTGTGGTGTTGCTGGCCGTTCCATTACACAACTGTCGAAAGGTGCATCCCCGGAACTCTATAACAGGGTTATTACGGCTCTTTCTGGGGCAGCAGAAGCAGCGGCTAAGTTAGGTTATGCATGGGAAGTCCAGGGCATTATCTATATGCAGGGTGAGAATGATAACTCTCAATCTTACTCTTACTACAAGCCAAAGCTACAGCAGATGCATGATGATCTGGTTACTGATTGTATGGCTGCTACTGGGCAAGTCCATAAACCTATCTTCATGTTAAATCAGATGGGCAACAACTATATCTCCAATATGAATACTGGGGTTGTTAATGCTCAGATTGGTTTTGCTGATGAAAACCCTAATGTGGTTCTGATGGGTTCTTATGGTGGTACTCCCTATGTATCCGCATATGGTCACCTGTTTGCTAATGGCTACCGTTGGATTGGTGCTCAGTACGCTAAAGAAGCTGATCGTAAACTTAACGGTTTGGGTGAATGCTCCTTTAAAATGCTTGAAGCTAAACTTCTCGATGGTTCAGTTTATGCAAGCTTTGCCACTCGTGTAGCTCCTTTACAATTCAAGAGCACAATAGTTAAACAGGATGTTGTTAACTATGTAGATAAAGGGTTCACCATTGTAGATAGCACAGGTACTATTGTGGGATCTGATTTAACAGTATCTATTGTCTCTGACAATGTTATTAAAATCACTCCTAGTAGAGATTTGTATGGTGCTGCCACACTGTATTTAGGTGATGGTACTAACCATGCAGGTACTCATAACATTACTGATAGTGATACAGAAATCAGTATGTATACCTGGCAAGCAGGGCTAGCCTATCAGCCAGCTTTGGAGTCTATTCCTTCTTTAAATGGGAATAACTATGAACTGGTTAACCGTGCTTTAATTCAATCCATTTCTATTTCTGGAGTATAACTTATGAGTACTAACTGCTTAGATCTTGTCATTAAAAATGCTGCTTTTACTAAAGGTATTGGGCAAACTTTACCTGTTTCTGACGGGTTACTTGCCTTTAGCCTTTTTGGTGACAGCCTTGGTTTAGATTTTGCAGATACAGGAGCTGTACCTTCTGTTGTAGGATCTCCTGCACGTACTGGTGCTTTTACCTCTTCTTGTAATGCCAGTGCTTATGTTGATACAGGTATTAAACCTTCTGAAAACTACACTGTCATTGCAGTAGCTAAAATCTTTCAAACAACTGCTGGTTTGGTTACAACCCATGCTTACAGTAAAGATAGTCTTGTTTATCGTGGTCATGGCCTGCTGATGCAGGGAACTCCATCTGAAACTATGGTAACGGGTACTTACGATGGGACAGAAGCGGGTACTCCTGGGGCAACAGTTACTTTTATTAACGCTACCAACGGGGCTATTCCTACCAGTGCTGCGGCAGCTGAATGGCGTTGTATTACTAGTCGATTAGACTGGGCAGGTACTTTGGGTACAGCCAAACGTGCAATTATTAATGACCTTACTAAAGGCGTTTCTGCTGCTAGTACCATAACTGCAAATGCAGTTGATTTAAGAGCTGATGTGACATTCAGGGCTGGATCTACTTATCCAGGCGCAGCACAAACTGTAAATCAGGAGATGATGGCATACGCTATCTATAATCGTCCTTTGACTTCTGATGAACTGCAAAGTGTCTATAAAACTTTGCAAGCTATTGGTGCTAAAGCTAGTATAGTGTTCTGATGTAGATCTTTAGTAAGCCCACTTCGGTGGGCTTTTTTATGTGAGGTATATATGCCATCTAAACAAGTAACTGCTTTCTTAGGTATGCTTGGGGTTTCTGAAGGAACCAGTACCAGCAAATACACTAAGAACAATGGATATGATGTAATCGTCAATGGTATTGGCGGTGAACCTAAAATCTTTACTGATTACAGCAAGCACCCTAACGTATTGGTGACTGTAAATAATAAAGGTTTGAAGTCTACAGCTGCGGGACGATACCAGATCCTTTATAAGTTTGCTGAAGCTTATAAGAAGCAGCTAGGCCTTAAAGGATTCTGGCCTGAAGATCAGGACAAAATTGCTATCCAACTGATCAAAGAGTGTAAGGCACTTGATGATATTGAAGCTGGCCGTATTGAGGTTGCTATTAATAAATGTCGATCTCGTTGGGCATCTTTACCGGGTGCTGGTTATGGCCAGTTTGAACACAAGATGTCTACTCTGGTTTCAGTATTTAAGAAACTGGGAGGCAAAGTAGCATGAAACTTGTAGAAAACTGGAAGTCAGCATGGAAATGGTACTCTGTGCATATTATGGTAGTGATTGTTGCACTCCCTGAAATTTGGGGATACTTCCCACAGGAGTTCAAAGATTCACTGCCTCCACATGCTCTTGCTGGACTAACAACTTTCCTGGGAATCTCAGCTATAGTTGCTCGTCTGGTTTCTCAGGAGAAGCCCAATGATAAAGGATCTAATTAAACAGTATGCTGTTTTGTTAGGTTCTGTTCTGGCCCTGGCTTTACTTGCCGGGGCTTGTTACTTAACCTATGTTGTAACTGATAACCACTGGTCTGCTAAGTATTCTGGTTTAGAGCAAAAGTACAGTGATGCTTCTGCCAAAGCTACTCAGGAGGCCAGAGTCAAAGAATGGGAGTACCAAAACAATGTTGATGCAATCGCACAGCAAGGGGCTAAAGACCTCGCACAAGCTCGCTCTGACGCTGCTAGTGCCAATGCTTCTATTGGTAGGTTGCAGCAACGGATCAACCGTTTACTTGCCGACACCAGCTCCGAAGATTCCGGCACTACCCAAAGAGGCAAGACAGCCAGAGAAGCCCTCGATCTGCTTGCCAACGTGCTCGAAAAATCTCTCGAACGAAACAGACAGTTGGCTGACTACGCCGACAAAGCCAGTAGTGCTGGATTCACCTGTGAAAAAGCCTACGACGCCACCCAATCAGGCAAGTAATACTAAGTTGGTTTATTTCGTATAAACCAGTAGAATGATGTACATTAACTAGACTTTTCATGAAGAGGAAACACCTATGTCTAAAGTCCCCTCTATCGGTGCTGGTGTTATCACTACCGATGATGTGCTGGCACAAGGCTATGATTTCGTCCCCCTGTTTCAGGGTGGTATGGCTAAAGTGCCTGCTGATGTAGCCGCTGCTCAATCTAAAGATATCACTGGTGCTGCTTATACTAAGCCAGCAGCTCTGAGTCTGACCACTGATCTGACTGCTACCAAAACTGTTGCTGAAGGTGCTGCCCTGGAACTGAAAGTAGTTCCTGCTGGTGGTGTCGCACCTTATAGCGTTACCTGGTTTAAAGGTGGCTCTGCTGTCCAGACCCTGGGTAGTTCTACCCTTAATCTGGGTGCAGCTACTCTGGATATGGCTGGCTCTTACCATGCTGAAGTCTACGACGCAGCTGGTAAAGAGGTTCAGTCCACTACCTGCGTAGTGACTGTCACCGCAGCTGGTGGTTAATAACTACCAGCATGAATAAGCCCCCATTTGGGGGCTTTTTTATTACCCTGTTAAACCTAAAAGGTTATCAGGATCCTTTACCGCAGTATCTCTGATAAAGGCAAAAGGTACGATTATCTTTCCAAAATGAAAGGCACTGGGACTTTCCACAAGCTTATTTGCACGGAAAGTGAGTGAGCCTTTATTCCTGAAAAAGATAGTTATCTCAGCTGGAATTTTGTCTGTCATAGAGAGGCAATCCTGTGAGTTGCAGCCCTGATACGACTAATGCGGTTAGTATGCACTACCTCATTTCTGTCATACCCTCGGGCATTTCTACGAATGGTTGCGTACTCAGCTTGTACAGCAGGATTCTGAGCACGTTTCTGAAGGATCTTGGAGCATTTAGAATGCACACGTTTACTACGCTCGATCCCACAGATTGGACAGATGTTAAAGGTTGAACTGATAATCATGGTTTCAATACAGCAATGATATCTTTGACCACTTCTCGTGATTCAGCCTTAGCTGAGATACTACGAGTTGCAGTTAATGGGTGAATGTCAAAACCAGCTTTGGTATAGAGATCAACTAAGCGTGGGGCACTACTGTTGGTAATGACCACTCTTGTACCTCTGGCTTTAAGCTCAAGAGCTTTACCTACCAGACGTTTCTGATCTCCCCACTTGAAGCTGGTGCCACTATAGCTTGTGAACCCCTGATGCTTAGGCATTGGCTCATAAGGTGGGTCACAAAATACAACATTACCTTCTTGAGCAGTATCCATAAATAACATGAAGTCTGTGTTTGCTACTGTTGGTTTCAAACCAGAATTGATGAAATCTCTGAGTTCCTGTTCAGGGAAGTAAGGCTGTTCTTTCTGGCCCCAAGGAACATTGAATTCCTTTTTCTTGTTATAACGGCATAGGCCATTAAAGCCAGTACGATTGAGCACCAGGAAGAACACAGCTTTAGACAGGGAGTTGAACTTGCCACTGTTAAAGTTAGCCCTGAGCTGATTGTAGCGAGCTTCTGAGTTACACCATTCATGCAGTTTCTTTGCCTGGTTCAACACATAATCACCATTATGGATGAGGGCTAAGTAGAGCTGGCACAAATCAGGATTCACATCATTGATAGCCACCTTATCGAAACCAGCATTCATAAATACTGATCCTGCACCCACAAAAGGTTCAATGAGACGATTACCAACTAAGAATGGTTGGATTTGAGGAAGCTGGCGATATTTACCACCTGCCCATTTCAAAAATGGTTTCATTTGAGTACCAGTGCTAACAGGTTCATAACGAGTTCATTGGCTTGATAGGCCAAGAACCAGAAGGCACCCAGCAATATTGCCAGTATGCACCATACTTTTCTGCGAAAGCTCATAAAATTCCTATCCTCTTTTTGAGTAAAATTTCAGCAGTTAAAGGGACTGATACTTGAACTTTGATAGGTAATACAACATCATCGTAAATATCCCAGGCATCCCCTTCAGTAAGTGATATCGTTCCTTCCCCTAACTCATTTAATACAATGACTTGATCATAAGCGCAGTACCAGCTATCACTACGTTCTCGGAACATAATTACTGTTTTTTCTTCTTCAATGAACTGATCATTGAATAGTGTAAAAGTATCGTCTACTTCTACTTCTACTTCCCTGTTATTTAGCAGGATGATGATACCTGCAATAGTGGTTAAATCCATTGCAGTAAGTTGCATGAATCCTCCAATTAAAAAGCCCTCCGAAGAGGGCTTGAGGTTACTTAGGTGAACCTGTGTAGGACGTCTTGCCTTCAAACAGCCTCTCCACATACTGGAAGATCTTAATCCCCAGATAGGCAGATGCTGAAGTGAATATGGGTTGCGTAATCCCAGTAGGCAACTGACTTGCCACTACAGGGTAGGCATCCCATGCCAAATAGCCTGCGAGTAGAGCTGCTGACATTTCTGTAGCTGCTGCAACGAAGGTTACCTGACCATAGCGTAGGATTCGTCTCCCAACGGAGATTGCACCACTGACAGTACTAATCAGGAGAGCACCCAGTAGCTGAACATAAAAGTTCTGTTGCTGATCTGGGGTCATGACACTACTCCAATTCACTTACATGAAATGGATTGTAACGTTAATTTACTTTGAATGCTCAGAATTCTCTGACCATAAACTAGCAAATTTGGCGTTGATCGCTTTCATGAACCCTTTCTGGTTATGGTTACGAAGACGTAGACGGCTAAAGTTAATCTCATGAAGACCTTTAGTAATGCCTTTAAGGTTTTCAACAAAGATAGCCTTATCTGGTTCTTCTTGAATCAGTGTGACTTTCTGGTTTAGAAAGTACAGTTGACCATTAAGCAACGTCCAGAAACCAGTGCATTGATACACACTTTCAGCCACTGGAGTACCCATAATCAACTGGCTTGCCAGTGATGTGATGCTCTCAGGGCATTCGAGGTATAACCCTACTTCTGGTTTAAGATACTTGAGTTCAATGGAAAGTTTTACCATGGATCCTCTACGCTAAACTTGGGAACCAGGATTGAACAGACATTAGGCAGATACTTTCTGACTTTGTTAATGACAGATTTGTCATCATCGATCAGGAAGATTTCTACTTGATCCATCGTGGTCATGGCACCCATACAGAACATTGGGATCAGTGACAGCAGTGCTTCCAGCTTGAAGTTAGCTGCACTACCTCCCAGGTTTTCACTTCGGTTATGGATTAAGTCGAAGATGAGTCCACCATCTTCTTTGAAACGATCATTTGTTTCTTTATCCAGAACCTTACTGCGGTTAGACAAACTAATCAGAACTGAATCCTGATTAATCAGTGATTTAACCATCTCAATACCTTTATGGTTCAAAGGCTCAAATACCCAGGCTTTATGCCATTCGAGCCAGTCATGCTGGTTTGAGGGGTCTTTAGGGATGTACTGCTTTCGAAACTCACTGTTACCGTTCAGAACTCCGTCCAGGTCACAGAAGATCAGTCTACGCATGTGATGCCTCTTTTTGTTTTAGCTTATCCAGTGCTTTAGCCACAAATGGCTTTATGTCATCTTCTGCCAGGTTATTAGGCAGAGTGATAGCATTGGCCCAGTTGGGGTAGTACAAGTCCAGTTCAGCTGGTAAAGGGATTCGTGGATCGGCAATTTCAGGTAAACCTTTCCATGCCATACACTCAATCAGGTTGTCATTAACAAACTTGATTACCCTTACGTTGTTACGCATCAGCACATAAATGGCATCATGAATCAGAGCCACAGGCAGAATGTCATAACGAAACTCTGATGCCCATACTCGTTCCATGAACTCATTAGCAGCACGGTTGGTTAACAGACCATAGGACTGACCTGAGATAGCATTGCCCAAAGTACGTCCCTCAGCTTCAGCTTCACGTAGCGTCTTGGTGGTATCCAGGATCGAACGTGCAAGGAGCGGGGTACGAATACGCAGCCCAAAGGCGGCAGTGGCATAGCCATCATTACAGGCTTGTCTGATGCGTTCTTTAACCCATTCACCAGATACAGCATAGAGAGCATGGAAACTGGCTTCAGTTTCTTTGGCTTCCTCTTCAGAGAAACCACAGTTCTTAACCAGGGTAATCCAGGTGCCTTGATACTGAAGTGCAAAGCTTGGTGCTTTAGACTTATTACGTAGCGGGTAGTATGGGTGATCCTTCTCAGCTATCTGGTTTACAGAAGCTGGATCATTAATGTCGATATCCGGCATTAACTTGGCACCCCAGTAGCCCACAGCACGTAACGAGTGACCGTCGAAGCCATCCGTGAACACTTTGACCTTATTAGGATCTTGCGTTAACAGTGCGTTGATACGGTCTTCCAGAGCATTAAAGTCTGCTCCACCGAATACCCAACCATCAGGAGCAGCAAAGCACTTCTTGATGAGTTTACCGAAGGTACTCCCAGAAGGTAGTTGCTGTAGGTTTGGATCCGATGAGCTTAATCGCCCTGATACTGTGCCACCCAGGTTGAAGTTACCATGTAGGTAAGATCTTCCATTACCTTTGTTAAAGGCATTTTTAAAGGTGGGTATAAAACTGGTGAGGATCTTCTCACCATCCCCAAACTCACGGAGAGTTTTGAGTACTATTTTTCCACTTTCAGTAGCATGGTTTTCCAGCTTCTTAAGTGTTGCACCAGCCGTAGATGGTTGCTTGGTTTTGGTTCTGTCCAGCACAGGAAGTTTCATCACTTCGTAAAGTAAAGTGATCAGATGGTTGCCACTATTGGGATTGAACTTAAGATGACTGAAAGCACTGAGAGGGTACTGTTTAGTCTTCAGAGTGGCATTCTTAGCTTCCATTGCTCTGGTTTGAATAAGCATTTCTGCTTTTTGAACCAGAGGATGAGCGTACAAAGTTTTAAGGCTTCGATCGTGCAATTCCTGTAGTTGCTTCTCTGCCTTATCCACCATAGCAGGGATCATAGGCATACCAGTAAGCTCAATCTGAGTGATTGTCTTCTGGCTTGGCATCATCAGATATTTATACAGCTCAAGCTGCATATCACGAACCATAACAGGGTAATACTTGTTATAGACGTACCAGGTAGACATGGTATCGATGATGTTATAGCGAAGCAGTTCAGGCAGGGGGATTACCAGGATATTGGTAATATCAGACATAGCCCAGTTACCTGCAAATTCATGAGCAAGCTGTTTCAAGCTCAGTTCATTCTTTGCAGTATTGTTCAAAGCGAGATAAGCAATGATGCGAGTATCATCACAATCTCGATAGAGACAATCCAGGCCACGCAGTAAACCTTCATTATCCAGGGGATCTTTCATCCAGAGGTTATAGATCAGAACTTTGGTATCAAAGTTAGCCCTGTGGAATTTCAGGTTACCCTTATATTCCTCAAAGAACTTACGCAGCTTAATACGAAAGCCTTCGTTAAACCAACGGTAGTTTTCCCCTTCACTTACTGCAAGGTCACAGGTGAATGCTATACCGCCTGTGTTATCAGGGCTGAAAGCAATAGTACCAATGCCAGCAGTAAAGATATCAAGACTAAAAGTTTCGATATCACAGGTCAGCTTAGGGTAGGACATTAACTTAGCAAATGCCTCGTCAATTTCCTTTTCAGTCTGGGGATACAAAGCCCATTTCAGAATATCAGCACCCAAAGCTTTGTAGCTATTGGTTACCTTACCTGCTAAGGCTTGCACAGACATTTCCAGTTTATCTGCCTGGTTTGGGTTATAGAGTAGAGCCTGATAGTTAATACCTACCAGTATCTCAATATCCTCATACCCCGGTATTGAACAGGGAGTGCCATAACCGATCATTGCATCGATCTTGGCATTCTTAACCAGACACTTAAAGTAAGTGGAGTCGGCACAGTAAATGTACTTAACACCCATCTTCTTAAGCTGGGGGAGAATTTTAGCCAGATAGTCCTTACAGAACTTAGCTGGTGCTTTGCCATTGGATTCATACTCTAGCGAAAACGCCAGAATGTTCTCTTTGGCATAGCCAGCTTCGATTAAAGGGTTAACGTAGTGACGCTCAATCTGATCCTGATAGAAAGCAGCCTCTTTGATGAGTATTGCTGTCTCGAATTCAGGTTTATGAGCGAACATTATATGACGCATAGCCTACCTCTCTAGTGGCATACGAAAGAAAAGGGGCCGAAGCCCCTCGGTACTACTTAAGCCAGGTTTTCAGTTCATCACTGACTTTCGGATCAAGTCCGAATGCCTTCGGCCCTTTCTTACGAGAGGACATGAAGAACTGGAGTTCCCCTGCTGCATCTTTGGTGTCAGCACGGTTACCTTTGGCTTTAGTCTCTTTGAAGACACGGTACAACTCTTGTGCCTGCTCTTTGACTGTCATGGCTTTACCTTCTGGTTTAGCTTTTGGAGTTTCAGCAACAGCTTCCACTTCTGGTTTCACTGGGGTAGCCCCATCAATGACTTCCATTAACAGGTCTACAGCTTGTCTATTAAAGCCTAAAGCTATCCAGCCTTTCTTGGCACGTTTCTTGGCATCAACAATGTTGTTAGCCAGGGTTAGTGCCTTATCCAGATCATCCTCCAGGTACGCCTGCTCAAAAGATTCAAACAGTATATCCAGTTTGGACTTTTTGATCTCAGGGGCAACAACTGGAGCAGGCTCCTTCAGATCAGCGGCCAATACTGGCGCTGCTTTTTCAGTAGGGGCTGCTTCTGACAGATCAGACTGTTCCAGCGTTTCCTTAACCAGATCTACTTTTACTTCTTCAGCTTTTGCTGTTTCAGTATTTTCGACCTTGGTGTAGGTCACATTACTGCCGTTGTGTCCACCCACTTCAACCAGTTCAGTGATGCCCACATGAGCGCCACGCAGAACTTTGTTCAGCAGCTCTTTACCTTCTGGGATAGAAGAAATAGAGCCACCACTGTTAACGTGGTCACGCAGACTTGGAGGCAGTACAGCAAGGATGTGATAACCACATACCCGCATTTTAGTGTGACTGTATTCTGGTACAGCAAAGACGTCTTCAGGACGTACTTTAGCCATTACAGTGACATTACCAGAGAAGCTGCTGAGATAACCCAGGGAAGCTACGTGTAGACCGTTAGAGCAGTCTTTACGACGGTTAGGATCAACCAGACCTGGTTTCATGAACACGTAGGAACCCACGTTCTGTTTGATGTTCCCGGAGTGAACATCCACGAAAGTTCCATGTTTCTCTTTGAGGCGCTTGTAGATAACGATACAGCCGTCATCTGCAATAGGGAGGTCACCATATTCGATGAACTTCATCAGATCTTCAGCAGAGTGCCCACGATCTTTCAGGACAGGTTCTAGACGGTTAATGAAATTCACGAAGCCACTGAAATCCTTCAGCTTACTTGCTGCTTTCATCTGAGATGACAGCTTGTGAGCATGAGGAATCACACTACCCGTCTGAGTGTTGACTGCCACAATGGTATCAGGATCATCATCCGTGATTGGTTTGTGGAAATCAGGATCATCAACAGTACTACCTTTGCCTGCAAGCTCACGCATACGGGCAGTAGCCAGTTCGATTTTCTGATCGTTGGTTAGCTCAACAGGTTTCACCTCTTCAGCTACAGGGGCTTCAATTACTGCTTCTATAGCCGCAGGTTGAGCTTCCAGAGCATAGGTAGTGTCATCTGCTTCTTCTACATCCAGAATGGTCTGGCCTGGTTTAATGCCCAGTTCCAGCGGTGAGATGTGAGCAACAGCTTCATCCACCTTTTCAGGGGATTCAGTGTCGATGAACTTTTTGACGAAACTTTTGGCAACACGGAAGAACTTGAGAAGCCCTCCAGTGCCTTCTTCAGTTTCTTTGAACTCATTGCGTACCTTGACAGGTTCTGCAATGTCTACAACCGCAGAGCCATCCACAGGGATTTGCTTTTTGGCTGTTTCGACGATGATCGGCAAACGAGGATCACCCTGTGCAATGGTCACAGTACTGCCATCCTCTAAATAGAGGACAGCATTCTGAGCATCGACAGAGATTCCTACGATGGTCACTAATTTTTTCATGGTTTAGTTCCGTTTTTGAGTGCACTTAAAACGATGGTTTTCAGAGCAGAAGCCCGCTCTGGATATTGAATGAGCCACTGAAGGACACTTCCGTCACCATGCCCAAGGGCACGTAACATAGGGTCTTTACGCAGCACTTTCAATTTCTTGATAAAGGGTAACTCTTCCAGTCTACCCCGCATGATGGTTTGGATAGGATCCCAATTTTCATCTGCATTGAACTTCTCATACTCTTCTGGAGTATAAGCGTACACAGCCACTGTAGATGGAGTAAGATCGAGAATACGTTCGAAGTATGGATCATAACGTAGTTTTTCCAAACCAGGCAGTTTAATGCCGAGTTTAGTACACAGCTTGATATCCTGAGATGAGATACGATGCTGAGTAGCCAGGGCTTTCTGGCGTTCTTTGGTGACATACTTTGCAAATGCTTTGCTCAATACCACTTGTTTAACACGCGGTATAAAGTAAGCGTCTACATCGATAGCACCACGATTTTCAGCCATACGACGCTCGATACCATTACGAACAACTACCCCATCAAACAAGTCCTCTGGTGTAGCATCCTTCAGGTGAATAAAGCTTCCCAGCATACCTCCATGGATATCATCAATAGAGATGAAATACTTAGGATTCTGGTTTACCTGGCTTGGCTCTTTACAGGCATTAATTTCACCCTTAAGTTGCCAGTTACCCTTTTTTAAGTATGCAGAGACAGTACCCAGATTATTGCCAGGTTTTTCAGCTTTAATCTTCGCTTTTCTCTCACGTTTTTCCTTTGCTTCGAGGATTTCCTGATAAGCAGGATCCCATGATACCCCCGGGGTTAAATCCACTACAGTAAATCCAAGTTTTTCCAGCTTTGCAGTGACAACAGCAATCTCAGGAGCTTTAGCTCGTGGATCCACTTTCAGTGCCCATGCAGCGTTGGAAGTCCCTTGTACATACCCGGTATATGCAGACTTACTCGCAGCAATACCTTTCAAACGAGAAGTGAGAAACACTACCTGGTTTTCAAGGAAAGTTACGATCTGCGGCCCAGAGTATGGGATACGACGCATAAAGCCATCGCTATATACGTTACGACCCCACCAGGTGTTTTCCTGAGTACTGAAACGTAAAGATTTAACAGAGATAAAATCAGTGTCAGCAATACCACGCAGGATACGTTTAAGGGTGTGTTTACGAAGGAATGCATAGATAGCTTCACGAGTTCTGGATCTGCCAAAGATATTAGACTTACGCAAATCCCATAAAGCTTGGTTAGCATGTATCCATTCTGGTTTACTAAACTGGTATAACTTTTTGAAGCCAGCATGTTCAGCTTCTCTGAGTTCTTTCCAGTACTTCATACGAATAGAAGATCCCAAATTACTGCCCAGGTAACGTTTAACTATACTAGGGCGAATTTCTTCCATTATGTTGATAGGTCCAGTAATATCAGGCCTTCCGCCAGAGAAATTACCCCCACGCATACGTTTGCAAGTAGCAGCAATAGCAGAGGGAATCTGAGCAATGATATCCTTCTCCATGGTTGCAACGAGCTGTACACACAGATCAGTTAAACCATCTTCAGTCAGTTTCTGGCTGGACAAGGCTTCACGAGCTGGAGTTAATGCCAGAGTATCAGGAGCTGCTTGAACCAGCAGACGTTGGATACCAACGATTTCCATAAACTCTGTGAGCATACCAGTAGCTTTGCTGGTGGCTTCTGTAAACAGCATTGGGTAAATGACAGCACCGTAACGCACAAAGATTTTGTGGTTACCCATGTATTTGTTGTACCAAACTTCATCGTCTGTGTTCCATGAACCAGGTTCCTGGGACATACCCAGTTTAGCCATAGGCTCAAATTCGCCACCCATCCAGCTGAGTTCTGCATTCATTTCACCATGCATAACCAGATACTTCAGATAGGTATGGGCTGTCTGAGCTTGATCCAGGGTCAAACGGAAGCTGACAGTTAAACCAGAGCGGGTAGTAGGAACGCTAACCATAGGTGTAATACCTGGTTTGCCTTGGTTCTCCACTACTGAACGAGCCATGTTATAGACTGTCTTGGTTCCGTTGTATTCAGAGGTTACACGGAAGGCATCCACAAGTGCCCATGGAGCTTTACTGCCAAGACCAAAGCCACCAGTAGTCTTACTATCGTTACGCTTGGTGGAAGCACCATAGGTGCCATAGATTTGGGCGATCTTCTCTGGGGGAATACCCAGACCGTTATCCTGAATGATCAGTTCACCGTCAGTAGTGATGGAGATCTTCAGGGGTTGATCGGTAGTACCAGCTTCGATATTAGCATCCCATGCGTTGCACAAAGGCTCACGAATAGCTGCCAGCAGCTGGTTTGAATACAGGTTAGATGACAGCATCATCAGAAATGCAGCATCCTCTACCATGGATACAGCGAGAGTTTCCCCAGCACCCAGAGAGGCAGAGGTCGATTTGTTTTGCATGTCTGCAACTTGCATTTGAATATCCTCAAGTAAGATTTACTAAGACTTTTAATAAGAAAAAGCCAGAATAAATCTGGCTTATTAGTTAGGTACGATGTTTGGCACAGGCTTCAAAAATAGCTCGACGAATTTGTCGTTCACTGTCAGGTTCACTGTCTGGGGTGTGCCCATTCAGAGGATTTTGAACCATAGCTTGAAGCATCGTTAACTCATTAGGAGAAAGCTCCAGAGTGAGTACGTAGTGAGTCATGTGTTGAACAGTAGCCTTTGGCATTAGTTTGCTCCTTCTAAAGCCTCAACGCCTTTAGGTGTTAAAAACCAACCGAACATAGGAGTGTATTTCACAAGCTCCAGTTTGTTCAGGGCAATGCCTGTACGGTTTTTTACTGAGCGAGGGGCAGTACCAGACTTAGCCATCTTAAGGAAGACGACTTGTTGCTTCGATAGCGGCATTTCTTTTCCTTTCAAAACGTAGGTTTTTGAGTCCTCCCGGATAGCTATCAGCTATTCGTCTGGCAAGACGATGGGAGATATTAAAGTGAGCTTCGGCCTGTTCTAGCGTGTGATCAAAGAGATAATCCAGGATTTTAATTCTGGTTTCATCTCTGATCTCTTTACGCAATTCAGAAAGTCCAAGCACCCTGATTGCAGAGTCTATTGAATTAACAGATCTCCCCAAACAGACAGCAAGTCTTTTAATGGGCATACCACGTAGGTAATTATCAATCAGGAAGCTTTTTTCTTCTTTAGTCCATGGCCTCTTGATTGATGAGGCCATTAGTCAGGCTCTTTAGGCAACTTGCTTGCCATAGCTTGCAGGGTGAATACAGCCATATCGGATGCCTGATCATCACTGATTTCAGCTAAATCAAAGTCCCAGGTTTCATCCCACTCTTCAGTGATTCGTTGAACCTCACCTAGACCAGCATTTACCATGTCTTTGGTAGGCTCTACCCAGAGTTTTTCCAATTGATCAATACGATCCAGCAGGGCTGTGATCATTGCTGGTGAAGTGAGTTCACGCCACTGATTGATAGCTGTAATACGTTCATCTAACTTCATAGCTATTTGAGAATTTAATGCTTGTTTCGCTACTGGAAGCAGTGTGCGAAGCGAATTCGTAACATCTTTAACTACTGGTTTCATATAATTGATCCTTTATTAATCCCAATGCTTTCCATCGTTTTACGACGTTTAAACATTGATATGGCTTCTGCATGTTTTTCACGAAATTCTATGACTTGCTCTGAAGATACCGAAATGGGTACATCAGCAGCCTTTACTCCTATTGATTTGAGAGTTTCATGCATAGCTTCAGGCAGAAGGACATAAAAGTCAGATAGACTGCCACTATCAGCTACAAGATCCCTCAGAAGGTATTCGTAGTAATTACCCTCAAGTTCTTCCATTTGTCGTAACTGGTCATACCGTTCGTCAAAGGCTTCACATAATGAGGGGTGTAATTGAATTACAGGGGCATCACCCAGTACAGTTGGGTAATTACCCCCATTCCTGGTGAAATACTTAAATCCTGTTAAAGCTGTGTGCTTAGGCAGTAATTCTTCAACTGTCCAAACCAAAAACTCTGTTTTGGCTTTAGCAAACATAGTCTGTTTGAAATACCGACAAAGAAGATTCATTTCAGTGGTCTTAATTATCATGGTATGTCTCCGGTAAGTACTACCTGCAAACGAGCACGAGAAATGGCTACGTAAAGCAGTCGCCTTAACTGATCAATATCCCGACAACGGTTGAGGTCACCTAAGTCCACATAGACACGGCGGAAGGTAGAACCTTGTGCTTTATGGATAGTGCATCCGAACACTGGACGTAGATCGATCCAGGTACTTTTAACCTTATCCAAGGCATTTTTGATCTCAGTGAACTCTTCAGGATTTTCTGCGAAAATCATTTCCTGAAGCTTTTTGGAGAAACGACGTAATAGCTTATCTTTAGCCTTTTTGTCATTAGGCATGAAATAAGCTTGGACTACTTCTCCTGATTTAAAGTCTTTGGAGCCTTTACGGTTACGGTCGGTGTAAACCCAGTGGCCTTCTTCACCCAGCTGTTTATCTGGTTCTAAACCAGTAAGGTAAACGAGACGGTCTGTGCCAATAGCAGGGAGGACATTTTTGATGCCACCTACATAGCTGTTACAGATCGCATAGTCGCCTTCCCTGAGTATCTGAGAACCAGTAACCTGAGAATAAATCTTATGGTTTACTTCGTTCACACGCTTATTGGTAAAGGCCAGGAATTTGCTGGTAGAGTATTCCCATTCATCACGGGACATATCCCTGATCATCCCTGCTTCGAACTTACTACGTTCTACCCAGATGATGTTCTTACCATCCACATTACATGGAGGAGTAGGGCCACCTTCAAGCACCCATTGACGCAGACGTTTAGATAACGCCTGTACAGGGTTATCATCAGCTTGTCGCATGATCTGGGTTAACTCGATCATGGGGAAGCGGCCTTCTTCGAATACAGGCAAGTCACCTTCAGCAGTCTTACATTGGGCTTTGTCGCCCATGAAGACTACTTTGGTGCCTTTGCCCAGCTTCATATAGATATGCTCTAACAAGGTCATATCAATGTAGCTGGCTTCATCTACGAAGACATAGGTGCCGAACAGCAGTTCCTGTGGTTTATGGGATACCAGCACATCCTTATAGGTTACCGGATCTTCTTCCATACCGAGTCGAAGTAAGCTGTGGATTGTCTTTGCAGTACAACCCATAGCATGTTCGAAAGCTTCAGCAGCCTTATTGGTGGTAGCTGTGAATTCAGTACGATGGTTACGCTGTACTTTAATCCCCAATGCTTCCATCGTCTTCTGTACTTTTTCCAGATGGTCAAGCACATACTTAATGACGGTGGTTTTCCCTGTACCAGCAGCACCAGATAAGACCATTACCTGATTACTGCTAAATACCATAGGATCTTCATCCCCCTTAAAGCGGGGGACGATGATGTCATGAGGTTGATGTTTGTTAAGCAGAAAGTCCGTAATGAACTCACAGGCTTTCTGTTGGCCTTGGGATAGCTGCATAAATGCTCCTGGTTAAGGGGGCTTTTACACAAGCCCTTCCATTGTAAAGTGAACTACTTTGCCAAATTTTGGTACAAAGTTCGGGTTATCATAAACGAACCAGATTACAGGACGTTTAGGATCTTCCAGATTGTGCTGGCTGAGGTAACCATCAGTCAGGATGAACATTCCCAGTGATGCCTTATCACGGGCGAAGTCTTCGATGGTACTATCGATGCAAGTACCTCCCCCACCACTGAATTTAACATTGAGCAGATCACGTACTGTACAGATCCGAGAGATATCCTTGATATCAGTATCAAACTGATACAGCTTTATTTCGTCTGGTTTAAACAGTTTCAGTACCTGATAGACACCACCTAAGAAGATGGTGAACTCTTTCTTGCCAATGGAACCAGATACGTCAATAGCCCATGAAATACGTCCCAGGGACTTACCACGTCGTTCTGGAGCAGTGATATCGTGTACCAGCATACGACGACGAAGACGTGACCAGGTACGACCAGGCTTACGTGTGACCTTCTCACAGAAGATCTTCAGATAATGCTGCCATGGAATTGGAGGATTCAGGAGATCCTCAATACGGCGAGCCATATCCTTAGTACCACGCCCAAACTGTTTACCAGTCTGGTTTGCTTCAGCCATTTCAGCTGCCATGTTAGCACCTAATAAGATGCTATCAATTTGCTGCTTCTGGCTTTCCTGTTCTTCTTGAGTCAGAGGCTGTCTATTGAAGTCAGGCATAGGGTTCTTGCCCTTGTGAGTGCCTGGTTTCTTAGCCTCTTCCTGTTGAAGAATGCGGTATACCTGCATGGTGGTCATGCCATCAAAGCGGGAGTCTACCAATACCTTAATAGTTGTAGGCATTGGCATCCCTGACTTTTTCAGTTCCAGGTTGATTACATAGTCACCAGCCTGGTTCCACAGATCTTCATCCAGATCTACAGGGAAAGTTGTGCAGTGTTCATGCACAATATGCCCAACTTCATGAGCCACCACAAAAGGGTGTTCAGCAGGTTTGAGCATCTCCATGAATTTCTGGTTGTAATACACGGTTAAAGAATCCGTGTAAGCAGAATCACAAGGGTGCCCAGCGGGCACTTCCTTATGTTTTAATCTGAGGATCATTGAAGCCCAGAACACATACTTCTCATCCAAAGCCAGAGTAGTAAAGGCTTTGTCGAGGATCTTCTCAAGTGGTGACATTGTAATTCCTTAGAAAAGTTCGTCAGCGTGACGCTCACACCATGCACTTACTTCGACGTTACCGCCGAGTTTAGGGTTACGTGCAATGATGCTACGCATTGAGATTACCTGGTAAGACGCTGGCATACGCTCAATGAAGGTCATTGCTTTAGCAATGTTATCTTCAGCAACACCACGGGCCAGTACACCAGTAAGGGCATACATCCAGGATGGTTCGTTAGTTGGGATACGGGCACCTTCAGGATCTTTAAGGATCTGTTCCATAGTTACTACTTTGGAGAAGTAAGTAACGAAGGTACGGAAGCTGCGTCCAGTAGCTACGCCTACAGTGCCATCGATCATCGGTTCCCAGCCTTCAATAGATTCCAGCGGGGTGATGAGCTTGGACAGCATAGACCAGGTACGAGCACACGCATGGGTATACTCGTTGGCATCCGGGTTGAATTTGTTGAATGCATCTGGCTCGTAGTTGAGGAATGCCACAATACGAGGATCCAGGGTTGCAGTGAACAGCTTCAACCAGTACTTCAGGTTTTCTTTGATAGTCAGGTTGACCACACGAGAACCCAGAGCAGTACCCAGAGAGGATGCAATTGCACCATCGTCTTCACGGTTACCAGCAGCCATGATCCACATACGTTTGTGTACGTGTTTCTGGCCTACTTTCTTGTCCAGAATGAACTTGTAGCTTGCAGCTTTGGTATCGTCAGCAGCAGAGGTCAGCTCGTCCAGCAGTACCAGGAAACCAGCGTACTGCTTGCCAGTTTTAGGGTTAACCGGGATTTCATCGCCTTCCAGAGGGATTTCGTCCAGAGGGATATATTTACCCTTGGTTTTGTCTTCGTTGAAGCCCAGTACGCCATTCATGTCTACTGGTTCCATACCAGCCAGACGAAGGTCGATCAGCAGCAGGTTGTAGGTATCAGCTACTTCCTGCGCAATAGAGGATTTACCGAAGCCAGGAGCACCATACAGCATTGGTACAAGACCTTGCTTCATGATATGGGCTACGGTATTAGCAGCTTTGGAGATGTCGAGCGGAGTTGTCAGAGTCGTTGCCATGTTAGATAGTCTCTACTTTAGATGCGGTGAATTTAATACGGTCGCCTAAGCTACCGTCTTGATTGATCATGTAACCAATACCCTTACCACCTTGGGCAAGGATCTTGTTTGATACAGCAGACATTACCTGAGCAGTAATGACTTGGGGATCCATGATAGGCACACCATCAAGGATCACTTGAACAGTAATTTCTGGGGTAGTGTCAGTAGTGACACCGATTGATAATGCAACATCGAACATGTGAATTCCTTAATGAGTTATGGGTAACATTCACAAACCTGGCTTACATGAAACCAGGTTTAGGAAGTTACTTAACGGGTACGAAAGGTGTAGCAGCACCTGGAATCATTGTGGTAGGCAGTACACCATTCCACTTATTGATCGCTTCCAGTTCCATTACACCAGGGTTTTCACGCAGTGCATCACCACGTAATTTGATGGCATCAGCTTCTGCTTTTGCTTTCAGCACCACAGCATCCGCTTCACCACGAGCTTGCTCACGAGCCATGTTTGCTTCAGCAATACGCTGCTGCACTTCCTGTTCGCGTTGCAGGGTCTTTTGGGTAGCTTCGACTTTAGCGTTAATAGCACGCTTGACGTTATCCGGGTATTCAGGAGCACCTACCCAGGAAATTGCCATAATGTCGATACCGACTGGTTCCATCTCTTGTTTGACTGCATTAGCTACGCTGTCCAGCAGACGAGATTTACCGCCATCAATAAACTTGTCAGTATTGATGAGGTTACCCTGACGGTTCAGGATATCCGCAATACGTTGACGAAGGTCTTGATCGGTAATTTCATCCACACCTTTACGATAGGTCTGGAAGATCGTTACAACTTTGGTTGGATTAACCTTATAGCTGATTGCCAGCTGGTGTCCGATCTGAGTACCATCAGACAGCTGGAAATAAAACTTATCTTCATAAGTTTTCATCTGCTTGAAGGTTGGGAACGTATACAGATCTTCATTCCAGCCGATCCAGTAGCGGCCTACACCTTTGACTTCCTGATCAACACCCTTCTCATCACCGAGACGGTTAACGATGATACCCACGTTACCTGGTTCGACACGCTCATAGCAGCCTGTCAGCGAGGTCATTGCAACGACTGCCAGAATGCAGCCCATGATAAATTTACGCATGTTTGATCTTCTTTTTGATTTGACGATAAACGAAAGTGACCACCAGAGCAGGCCACACCAGAGCACCAGCAATGCCGATGATCACGAGGATGGTATCTTTAGCTGATACCAATGAAGGCAATACGCCTCCATACAGGACACCTGACAGGAGTAAGATCACTACTCCATACAGGTAGAGTTTCAGATATTTATTCATCTGTTTTGCGATTCCTTAAACCAGGGATTGTGTAGGCTTTGGAGATGTATTCTCCAATATAGAAATACTCACGAATTTCACTTTCGATCATTCGTAGTTGAGAGCCTGCATCGGTTAATACCGTATAACAAGGTTCTGGTTTGAAACCAGTAATGCTCATTGTGGATCCAATTTTAGTAATGAAAGCATTACCTAATCGGCGGCCATCTTTTGTGCATAGCTGACGGTGTAATTCCAGAGTCCCAGAGGGACCATAACGTTCAGCCCATTCAGGTATAACTTCGCATTTAAACTGCTCATTATAATTTTCGTCTGTCATGAAGCCTCCTTTAAAGCTTTGTCACGGCGCTTACAGTTTTCTTTCTGGCTTACCATTTCCAAATGTGCTGGGTTACAGCACAAGCGATTACGACACTTATGGTCTATCTGCTTCTTGGATGGGATATAGCCATAGAAGTGGGTATATACAACGAGGTGAGTAGCTACAGTCTGGCTATTGAGACTCATACGCCCATAGCCTCCACCACGTCCAGTCCCTGAATCAGGGCCAGTCCATATGAAGCAAGGGCTTGGTAAGCCTTCAAGTTTAAAGCCAAGATCTTTGATATCTACTCGTTCGAATACACGGGCAAGAACTTCCTCCCTACGGTTGGGAAGTTCCTCCAGTATCTTGTCGAGCATCGAGCATCTCTTTGATCAGGGTGTTGTGATAGCACATAACAGCAGCATGTACTTCGTTAGGGGAACAGCCGTACAAACTGGCTTTAGCACGATTCATTGCATCGTCCAGACTGTCGGCTGTGGGATAGAGGCTATTAACTACTGGCTTCATCTTTTCCATAATAGCGTTTTTGCAGTTCGTTCATCCCCACCTGAAGCAGATACATCAGATCTTCATCTTCCAGGTGTTGGACGTAGGTTAATGGGTTGATGGAATCGACTACTTCTTTGGCCTTTCCAGTGACTTTTTAGCAGCCAGGATGGCAGCAGTATCCTGTGCTACTTTCAGATACTCTGTAGGAGTCAGCTTAGGCTTCGCTGGTTTAGCTTCTGGATTACCCCAGACATTTTCACCAGAGGCCATGAGAGCATAGATACGTTCTTCCAGCTTGCCATAGTCCATAGGAGGTACTTGAGGGTACATATAGGCACGAGAAGCCAGAATTTGAGGGTTATGGGACAACTGGCGTTTAGTAGGTGACAGATGCAAGGCAGCATCAAATTCACCATTCTGGTTTGCAGCACGGAGAATGCCCCGTACAGTTTCCATTTTAACCCCGGATACTGTAGCGATCTGATGCATACAGTAACCTTCACGAGCCATAGCCAGAAGTGCAGCGGAGTTGATAGCTGTCATTTGGATTCCTTATTTTTTAACTTTTTCAATAAGCACTCAGCATCGTTAATGTCGAGTGCCGCGTTTTTTACTTTATTAGACAAGTGAGCTAATTCCCTATTGGGAGGATTAAACTCACATGCCTTTTGAAGAAGTTCATCTTTATAAGTAGTGAGTAGCTTCTTCATCAAAGCAACTTCTGACTTTTTCAAAAAGTCCCCCATACTTTAGGGTTGATCAAATACTGTTCCCAGACCTTATCGAAATAGCAGTTGTCTGGGGCATTTTTGAACATAGGAGCAACATCGCTGTCTTTTAAGCCAGCAAGACCACATCCCACACGAGTGACCATGAAGTTCAGTTCACCATGATCCCGTGCATAAGCCAGGAAGGTATCCACATACTCATGGATCACCTGACCACGTAGAGTACGTAAGCCAGGGGACTTAGTGGGCAGAGCATAGCTATTGCCATAGTGACCATGACCTTTACCCCATACAGCTCCATAAAGCTGTAGAGCTGTTTTAGCAGCGCCAGCACCATGGATACCTGCTTCATTGGATCCGAATACGAATACCATTGGTTTGCCTTCAAGGCAGCGTTGAATAGTCACTTCGACTGTCTCCATTGGAAGAGTTTCACGGTGAGGTTTACTTTGATACACATCAATACCATCTTCCCAGTGCATTCCCCATTTGCCTTGTCGCCATAAACTTAATGCTTGTGAAGCATTCCGTTTAGCTAACAACAGGCGAGGGGATCCCTTGAAGCCTGGTTCATGCTTTGTATAAGAATTACTCTGGCTTATGGATCGGCATTCAGGAAGGTAGGCATGGGTTTCAGGATCACGGTTGATCCACCATGTCTTCATTACTGGTTTCCTTATTCAGGTTGTATTGGTTGATGAACTCACGACGAAGTTCCTGTAGACGAGCTACCTCAGCTTCCGCTTTATCGATAGCTTCGTCGAAGTCTTTCATCGTTTCATTGATTTTGTCTTTATCCATTGTACATACAGCTCCAGATAAGGGCGCAGATGAATGCTGTGATTCCCCAGAACCCTAACCACATTTGTTGACGGTGAAGTTTTGCCTCATAACCGCAGAGGCGTAAATGTGCTTTAACTGTCTGGGTAGCTTCATACTCATACTCAGCTTTTTCCAGTTCAGCTTTTGAGATCCTTACCAGGTGTGTCCACCAGATAAAGTTGATGCAGCAAATGGCTAAAGCAATTAATACATAGATCATAAGAGCCTCTTTAGGACATAGGTTAAGACTGTCTTAAACCCCGTTAGCCTATAGTTTACTTTAGTCAAAATGGGGATTTTTGGTAAATTTATAATACAGGTTGAAAGCGTACTAGTAGTACTAAGAAGTACTACTGGAACACTCTGAACTACTGATCTTAAGATATGAAAAAGCCCACTACATTGAGTGGGCTATTTCGAGTATGCCTTGTTTTGTCGCTATCTACACATCCCTCGAATGTGCGCTTGTCGAGTCTTCAGACTCACAGGCCGGATCGCCAACATTGGGCGGGGTAAACCTTTTATTGGGACTGTCTCTGATACAAGGCGGTACAGAAACAGCAGCGACAAGATAAACCACATGAATTGCTTCATAGTTCCTCCTGTCTAGGTGATTAACACTATGTGAATCACACTGGTTTGTAAAGATACAAAGCACTGTAATCCAATGAAAATGTGGGGAGACTAGCTCCCCTGCCAAAGGCATAGATAAGAATTAAGTGATGGTAATGAGTCGAGCGACTCACAGAAGTGACCGGAGGTCACAAAGGCTTAAGCCCACTTCAACAGATACTTGTGGAAGTTGTCAGCAGTAATACCACATAAAATGATATGTGCTGTGCCTATTCCACCTTTCTGTTCTTTGAGGAATTCAATACCTTTTGAAACGTCAGTCAGGGCTTGAACACCACTGGCATCGACTGTACCTTTGGTTGGGTAGTACATTAGCTTACCAGCCCAAAATACTGATTTAACTGCTACATGCCCTTGAGTAGGCACTTCAGCTGTAAAACCAGGGAATTTATTAATGAAATCCGCTGCTTCAGATGCGTTCATAAGATCCTCTTTACCGTTGACGGAAACACTCGCAAAGATGCCCGGAGGGCATCAAAGCTTAGTATTTTCGCTATATATTTTATTGAAGAAGTTAAAAGCATCAGCTATGTCAGATGTACTTTTAGGTCCCTGAATAGACCGATCAGCAATAAATTGTTTAGGGTTGTTTATTTCCTGTTTTCTGAGTATTTCTTCTACCATCTTACGTTGAATATCTCCTAAAGAGGTAGGTTTAAACTCATTGCCTGGTTTCCAGTAGATCCAGCCTAGTGGGGCAGACTCTAAGTCTAATTCAATTCCTGGGATGGAATTTTTATGAATGACTTCAAATTGCCCCTCTCGTGCTGCAATGAAGATAACCGGTTTCAGCTCCAGCTCTTGTATGCCTATGGCATTAGCTGTTTTGATTCTATTAACAGTGCCTCGTGGCACCACATACTTTATCGTGTCCATATAGCATTCCACTGTTTAAACGCTACTGTTTCGCCCATGATCACTTGATACTTTTGCAAGGTTTCCCATGTAGCAAACTCTTTGGGTAAATCCTCTTCGTTGTAGGATCCTAACTCACAGCCAATAGGTAAGACTATTTCAGCCTCTGTGAGTCCTACAGCACTTCTGGTTTTAACCAGTCTATACAGAGCAACTGGTATCACCACTTGTGGGTACACATACCCTGTTACGGCCATTTAGCCTCCCATATCAATACGTTTCTCAGGTCATCTCTGTGTGACTTACAGACAGTTCCTGCTGGTACTCCTTGAGGGATTGAGACTACAACATTGAGGTTGTAGTCATGCTCATATTTAACTTCTTTAAGCCCTATTGCAGCACTGGTTTTGATTAACTTGACCAGCTGTTTAGGGACATACCTACTAGAAGGAGTGTTGTAAGTAGCCATAGTATTCCTTAAAAAATAAACCTACCCCGAAGGGTAGGTGTTTGTTTAATCAGAAGGATCAGGTAGTTTGTTCATCAAGTGATAAATACTTGAACTTAACTCAAGACCTTCATTTGCTGTGACCTCAAGGGCATTTAAAATTTCCTTGAGTTCTTCATTAGTTAACTCAACTAAGTGCATAGTTTGATCCACGGATCTTATCTCCCAGGTTCTCAGACAGCTTGGTATACACACCATCAGTGGTTTGATACAGCTGGTTCATCAGGGATTGCAGAATGGTGCTATCAGCGAATTCTGCCAGCATCTCTTTGTACCAGTACCGTACTTCGTTACAGTTGTTTGGATGGGATCCAAAGGCATCGTGAACAGTAGCCACAGGGAATGGTTTGTAGGTCAACATGAAGTTAACTTTACGCATTACATCACGAGCTAAGTCGAGAGGTAACTGCATGTAGTTGCTCCAGTTGATATCGTTGAGAATAACCATAGAAGACTGCTTATTCTCATTCCACAGACGGATACGACGTACCATATCACCAGTAGCTTCTTCAGCCTGCACTTCCATGGTATGAGCCAGCAGGCGTGCTTCCAGCATCTTCAATACTTCAGCTACCAGCTCTGGGTTATAGTTGCACAGACGCTCCAGCTCACGCAGCAAATAGGCATCACAGCAGTGAATGGTATTGGCTACGTTAGCACGGCCTTTCTCTGTACCCCGGTTCTCTTTGTATTCCATGGTGAAAGTAGCGTGATCAAGCTCATCTACTTCAATTCTGGTTTCCAAAGTTTCCATGACTTTCATCTTAGCGATGAAGCCATCAGGCAGCTCCAGAACGTGTTCCAGAGCATATGGACGCCAGGAACCCAGGAGTTCATCCATGAGGTTAAACGCACCAGGAGCGATGATGTGGGCTGCTTCGTAGAAGTAGTCCAGCATCTCGCCCTCACCGAATACCTTCTTGGGCACAGCCTTAGAACCGTAACCAGAGGTCATTACAGCTTGTTTGATATGGCTACGAGGGACTTGGATACTATCCAGACCTTTACGCTTTAGAACGCCATTCATGGCGTCTGTGGTGTTGCTGTAGGCATCCATACGTTTATCTGGATCAATACAACCAGTGTTGTATGCACCCTTCTCACAGCCTGTGAGGGCACTCATAATCTGAATGCCAGAGCAGCAGCCATCCCAGTAGGTGATGTTGCCTACAGCTTCCCCACGCTGTACACGACGTAAAGTCATGACGGCTTTGTGGTACAGTTCAGGCGTTTCAGCATCCTGAACCTTGCTTTCCAGATCTTTGATGTTGTCGTATACCCACTGAATACGTTCTTCGAACAGTTTCTTGTCCAGACCGTAATAGTTGGCTACGTCGATGCACATGTATTCCCAACCAGACATATATTTGAAGTTTGGGCCATAAGCAGTGTTGATTACCATTAGTTAAGTCTCTCTATTTAAAGTTTAAATTCATCAGGCACACCAGTTACTTGCTCTTTGTTGGCAAAGTTTAAACTGGCTTTCTTGAAGGGAGTGCCTTGAAGGTTGATGTGATAACCCTGGGTATAGATACGTCCACGCTTGTCTACCTTGTTGCCAAAGTAGAACTTGTTACCCTGGTTTGCCATCAGGCTATAGAAGTAGTAAGACTGACGTTTGTAACGCATCCAGTTATCTTTCTGTTTACGTACCAGATCAGCCTTCTCCCAAGGTGTGAGAGGTTTCTTACGATGTTTCTGGAGCTTCTCTACATCGATTTCATTGAGGTCAAATGTAGGTTCTTCCTCGTAGTTACAGAGGAATTCTACGTCCAGAGAGTAAGGCACAGCATTACGGCTGTTGATTACATCCAGACAGATATCCTCGTTATGGTGATTGAATGATCCCCCTAGAATAAGGCTATCAGATGAATAAGTAAGGTAAGGAGTATCCATGTTATGGGTAAGCTTCTTGGGTGGGCAAACCAGTGGTGGTAGATAACACGAACGCTCAATGAATTGAGCCAACTGGTCAGGCAACCCAATATTGCTAACAATATACAGAGATGCTTTAGGATGAGGTTTGTTAATGTCATATACGTCAGTATCCGTGAGGACAGCTACGATTTCAGCCATAGTCTGAATGCTGTCACGTTTATCATCGAAACCCAGTCTGGAAGCCAGTTGGCCTACTACGTTGACCATTGGAGTAGGTTCAGGGAAATACATAATTCCCACGAACACTTCTTTCACAATAGCTTCCAGATCAAGGGATTTGAGGTGGTTAAGGCGTACAGCTTTAGAGTCATAATACTGACCTTCAAGCCACTGGTTTAACAGAGATACACCCTGTTCCACCTTATCTAACAGGTTGCAATCAGGGTCTTCAAACAGCTCTTTACGAATATAACCATCAATATGTTTCTTGTTGAACTGACGTTCGTTGATGGCCTGAAGTTCCTCAACTGGTAACCATTTATGTTGCATTAGTTAGCTCCCCTTATTAGACGTAATTGCCATTCACAGCCAGGCTCATCGATCCTGTCAGCTATTATTCTTGGTTTAAATCTGGATATTCCTTCAGGGTAGTGAGCAGTATTAAGCCTGTACTCGCTGTTGGTTTTATATTTACCCAACACTCCTGGAAGCCTTAATAAAGGTTCCTTGATACCCAGCATATATTGGGTACGTAGCTGTTTAATCCACGACTCTTCAAGCACGATATAGACATGCCCATCAAATCCAGAAGTAATACTCTGGCCTACAAGGGCTTCCCATGAATCATCCATTAAGACTATCCCCCAGTATTACTAGTTGAAGTTCATAATTAGGATCAGAAGACTCCTCTACCTTTATCCATAGGTTTTCTCTAAAGGAAACTATTAAAGTTTTTGGAGGAAGTCTTACAAAGTCCGTAATTGGCCTGCTATGCCCAAACTCAATAAACACTTTAGGTTGCTTAACCCCTATTGAATGTTGCAACCAGAGAGGTCTTAACATCCATTCTTTGAGCAGGAGTTCACGTAGTGAATCGGGTGCATAAACACGAAGAACACTACCATATACCTGGTTTACTGGACGTAATGCCATACTCAGTACCTCAATTAAATAGCCCAGCACTAGGCTGGGCATATGGATTACAGTTCGAAGTTTTCCAGTGCTTTGGCATCACCAAAGGTGATTACCAGACGCTCTCCCAGGGCTTCTACACCCTGTGCACGCAGGAACTCCAGCACTGCACCTTCAACTGGATGGTCTTCACGCAGAGCAATGCCACGGCCACCCTGGCCCAGACGACGAACCTGACCATCACGGCCTTTGACGCCGATGTTCAGATAGCCACCAACGTTACGCTCAGCAGGAGCAGCAGCGTTGTTAGCAGAGGAATTGGAAGTGTTGTTTGCAGCAGTGTTTTTCTGATAAGCCATGATAAATACCTCGATAGTTAATATGAAATGAAGAACGAACAGGCAGGATTGCCTTTGCATTCATTGCCCTGTGGGCAATGTCTCAAATAAGAAAGATGGACGAGATGACATCTTCATAGGCAGCATGTTCTGCCGGATCAGAGATAATGAGAGCCTGATATTCATGAAGAGTATCAATACAGTCTTCAGTGAGGATTTCAGCCACTACATTGAGTGCTTCAGTCTCACCCACATTTGCACACAAATGGCTTACAGCACGGGTGAATAGCTTCAGAGCTAACTCATCCATACCACCTTCATAAGCCAGCTGGCATTGTTCCAGAGTAATATTTACATCGATCATGAGAATGAGATCCGTTGTTCAAGGATAACTGGGACTCCAATGGCTACTTTAGCCATCAGAGATTTAATTTCACGCATATCTACTTTGATAGTGAAGTTCTTTTTATAAAAACCATCTAATGAAGCTGGGAAGTCTACCACTGCAATACGTGGGAACTTTTCCAGTGCTACATTGAATTTGGTGATAGTGATAGTGGCATTAATGCCAATGTTGAAGTCACTATAATAAGATATAGTACCTTCACCCAACATCTTAGAATGCCAGTTAAATACTTGGTTAGAAGTAGTCATTGTCCAGTCTCTCCAGACACAGATACTGACCTTTGCTTATAATAGCGTACTCAGTATCATTGAGAATTAGATAATCTTGAGTCCCCAGATTTCTGCTACCATCACGCATTTTGTGCTGTAGTCTTATGTCCTCTGGTTTAATACCAATGGCTAGTTTAGTTTGAATAGCTTTAGCTTCAGCAGCCTCTACCCTAACCATCATTGAGGGATGAATATCCCCAAATACAGCATAGTAGCTCATGTTACCCCCATACTGATATTAACCAGTCATACTCCTCCTGGGTTAATACAGGTTTATATTGCTCAATTACATTGAGTGCGTTGTTAAAGTTCTCATTGCAAAAGAATGAGATGATTGCGAAGTATTTCACCAGTCTATCTCCTTAAGGTAGAAACCTTGATCGTCTTTATAAAGATTAGTATTTTTATTACCAATGAAAAGTGATTTTGCAACAAGCACTTTTTCACCCATTTTGATACGTAGCTTAGACACATTAACTCTTGGTTCAGTAATACCAATACTAAATTGAATCTTAGCTTTTTTAATTTCACCCTCTGATATTGAATAGATGGGTGGTTGTCTATGCACAGTTTCCCAGAAGCGTTTAGTAGGGGTATTTAATGTACTTAATTCTATTAACATAATTACACCTTAGGTAAGTTTTGGATGCTTCCAGCACTACTTGACCAACGTCCACTAACTATTCCATGGAGTCTTCCTGTAGGTACATATTTCTTAAATTCCCATACACCATGTTTATTAAGGAATACACCATACCCTTTGAACATATCATCAGTATCCGCAGGAGTGCTGGCTACATTTCTCTGGTTCTTACGTTTAATACGAGAACCATCAACACAGTAACCATCAAGGGTGCAACCAATGGCTAAAGCCATCTTTACTTTCTTGAGCCATGCATCAGTAGTGCGTATATGAATACACTTCATAACAGCTGGTGCATAGACATAGATTATTTTACTCATAATAGTGTTCCCATAGTAAATAGAGGATTAAGATAAAACCAGATATGTAAGCAAGCAGTAACATATTCATTTATTGTCCTGTGGACAATATACCTCCCAGTCTGTATGGCTTTGAGTTAGAAAGTTTTCTACTGTATCTGTATAGATATCCCCATCAGAGAATCTAACAAGTATTTCTCCTTTATGGTTTAGTGTTAATAGTGTGCCACTATTCCATCTAGGTCTACGTATTACAGCTCCTAGTTTCAACATTAATAATGCTTCTTTAGCATTCATGCAATGTACCAATTATGTGAGTTATCGAATAACTGAGCGAATCGGTTAATACTCATGAAGTTTGACCAATCATCACTAGCATGAATAGCATTACCTTGGATGTAGTAATACAGATCTTCCCTCATCCAATCAGCTCTGATCTTGCATCCAATTCTCATCGCTAGTATTGCTTCTTGAGTCGTCATATAATTTCCACTCCGTGCCTGCATATTCTTCAGTAAACTTATTTACAGCACAGGCTAAGCCTACAAAGTTTAAAGTTTTATGCACATAACAAATACAGTCGCCTTGTAGATCATAATAGTTAGTATAATCAGTCCAGGCAGCAGGTATAACTTTGCAGCCTATTTTCATTGCGAGCAATGCTTCAGCTGTTGTCATTGAATAACTCCCATTCTTGGTTAGGGTCATAACACAGAGGTATTTCATCAATATGTATATGAACTAATTTACATTCATCTATACACATTCCAGTATCAGTTTCCAGTTCAATGAATTCACCACTCTTCCAGTGACGTGAACGTACTTTACACCCTATCTTTAGGGCTAGTATTACTTCCTTGGTTTTCATCGTAGATCTCCCAATCTGTACTAGTTATATGATTAGCCGGAGTTTCAGCAGATCTGGCTTCTCCATTATTATTTAAGTAATGGATAAACTGTTCATCCATGGCAAACACATATCTGGTAACAGCCCAATGAGGCATATACACTTTACACCCAATAGCTAATGCAGCTCTGGCTTCGTTAAATGTCATTCTTCTGTCTCCAGTAGACCGATTCACAAGAGTGTTCGGAGAACACGTTAATAAACTAAGCCCTCTAGTGAGGGCTTTTGTTTAGTAGGTATATTCAATACGTTTCCAGTGCTCTAAGTTGAGCACACCACCATCTTTGATATGTTTGAGCATAGTAAGCAGTAATACATACAGCTTATCTTTATCACCTTTAATCTCTGATTTAACGTGATAGAACTCTTCACCCATGATGGTTATTTCAATACGATTGACATACCACTGACGGCCTAAATGGTCTTGAACTAGTCTACGAGTGATATGTGGATGCCCTGCTTCTTTGACAGCTTTACGATGTAGCTCTAATTCAAGATCCATAGTTACCTCAATTATAAGTTTTCGTACATGTTGTAGCACACTTTAAAGTGTTTACGAGCTTTACGTATTTGCTTACGGGTAGGCTTAGTTACAAACGTATAATAACGTTCGTAGGGCAGACCATAGTTATGGTTAGTTACTGATTGTTGGCTGAATACCAGTTGCCAGAAACTTGGCACTGATTCAATGATGCCATCACCAATACTAAATTTGTATGCTGATACAAATACAACATCGGTATAGATTGTAGTAGTACTCATAATTACCTCTGGTTTAATGAACTGGGATTACTAAAGTATTATGACCAGCAAAGCTGACTTTATTACTATCTTTGATGAGCACACAGTTATGGTTATCACCATCTTCCATGGCTTTCTGCCATACATTACGGTCACCATATGCCCATGTCTGGGCAAACATGAACTGAGCACCATCTTCTAATTCGTGGAATTTGATTACTTGCATGATTTAATCCTCTAAGTCAGATACGATTTCTTCAACTTGGCTTAATGTTAATTCCAGTTCACACCAGATTTCACAGACATCCATGCCTGATTTCATCATGGATTCTATGTAGGCTCTTAAAGCACTAGCATAGTTAGCACGAGCTTCATCATTCATGATGACCTCACACACATTTACGGAAGGCAGACACAAGGAGTCCTACCAACAGAGCTAAGCTGATATAACCATTAGCACCATGATAGAGTGCTGCTTGGATGATTACTGTTGCAGCTACAACATGCAGTGCGAAGATAAATGACTTGGACATATAAACTCCTAGCCCTGCTTTCACAGGGCTTATTGATTACAGGTTGGCACAGTAGAAGCTGAATGCTTCACTTGCATCACTCTGGGATGCATAAGGCATAGACATTTGCTCACACTCATCCCAGAACACATAGCAGGTTTCATCTGAGTCAGCAGGACGCAGCATGGCAATACTTTTACTGATAGAGGTGCAGACAATGGCACCATGTTGAATAGCTTCCCACAGTTGATGTGGTGTAGTACCAGTTACTGGCTTACCATCGAATACAGTGAGTGGTTTAGGCATTGTCCACTATACATTCATAGTGTGACCAATTCAGATTGTCCAAGGTAATACCATCCTCAGCACGTACAATTTCTTTACCACAGTGATAGCAATGCATAGTTAATACTCCATTAGGTTAAGTGAACACTTCTATTCATTGCCTGTAGGCAATACATGGTCGTAGTACTCTCGCTGTCGCTTCGTACTACTCCCTGTGTAATACCAGTAATGTTAGTGTGGTTAAGTGTACCTATAACTGTAGAGTATAGGTGTGATTAGGTATGAGGTAGGTGGATGATGAGATATAGGGAGAGTATATAGATAGTTATGATTATTAACGTAATTAGTAATTTGACACTCAATTACCTCTATTTCCTATAGGGATGATGAGTGATTAGGTTATCGTAGTGCCCCAGCAACCGGGAGCACGGAGATAACTGGTGATTCTACATAGAATAGATCTATAGCTATGTGATGACTGAGGGTAGGTTAGTGAGGGATTGTGTTAAGGGATTGGGTGAGATAGTACCACCGTGTCAAGTGGAATGTTAGTCAGTAAATTTGATGATGATATTCAAATTAATTGAACAAGATTATCTGGACTGGCTTATCAGTAACTTACTGTATACAGGAAGTAGTACAGAATTAGGCTGACATACGCCAGAGAGTAAATTTGCCACAAGTTTTGAAACGGAGGAGCGCACCTGTACTGTCATGTAGCACAGTGTGTATTGTGTATGATGTGTATATGTGTATGAATTAAATAGCTCACCCGAAGGTGAGCTTAGTTTTACTTCTCGTCGTTCAGTGATACACCGAGTGCAGCCAGCTGATTCTCCAGCTGCTTCTTAGTGCTGATGTATTCAGCTTTATCCTTCAGCTCTACCATCTCACTGAAGCGCTTGGCTTTGTTATCTGCTACTTCAGCCAGACGTTTACCAGCTGATGCAAGCAGACCAGCAGTATCAATGGTATCAGTGATAGTCTTGGTTGCTGAGTCATACACTGCGCGAATACCCATGGTTTAATTCCTCTTAGCTAAGTTATGAATGCATCATTGCATCCAATCAATGAGCGTGCTCAGAGATGTGTAAGAAGAATGGTAATGGACATGAGTAAGAATTCTTTTTTATCGTTCAGCTCCGGGGGTAGATTCCCCTCTGTGTATGAGCCAGGTAGTAAGTACTACATCCATACCCAAATTAGCGAAAATTCCATATAGCGAGAAAGCGTATTAATTATAGGTGGAATAGTACTTTTACTACTGCACCTGCTAGTACTCCCACTATCACTACGCCTATAACATCCCCTATAAAGCTGGGTAAAAGGTAGCTGAAACTGTAGTATTTAAGGCAGTTAAACCAGTAGAAACCTAACAGCAGAGATGTAGCAACTATGTAGATAATTATGAAGGTTGTCATTTTCTGTACCCAAATTAGAAAAAATTCCCCTATGCAAAAGTTGAAAGCGAATGTACCTATATCTTGCTTATGTTTTAACTCTCATATATAAAATATATAAATTTCACTATAGGCGGGTAAGGTTATGCGACAGTACACTGGAATTAAAATTGTTGATGCAACTCCAATGACACGAGGTGACTACAACACTCTACGTGGTTGGAAGACTCCAGCAGATGAATCCCCAGAAGATGCTGGTTACCTGGTTGAGTATGTAGGCCAAGGTAACCCTAATCATGCTAACTATGAGAACTATATCTCCTGGTCACCTAAAGATGTGTTTGAATCTTCTTACACCTTGTCAGGCACTCCACTTGAACGTTTACATCTGGAAGAGACTGAGCTGGAGAAGAAGATCTATAGTTTAAGTAAGTTCATGAAGACAGATCATTTTTATACTCTTGAAGGTCAGGCACAAACCCTGTTACGTATGCAGCTTGAAGTTATGCGTACTTACAGTTCTATTCTTGGTTTACGCATTGCTAACTTCAAGTAAGACAAGAGGGGCTTAATGCCCCTTTACTATTTGTACCTAAACCTACCTATAGCATATACTCCCTCCAATAACTGGAGGTGTTTATGTCAAAGATTACGCTAGAAGAGTTTAAGAATGCATTGCCGAGTAACCTGGGTAAGAATGCCAGTGTTAAGCTGGTGGATAAGATTAACGATATCCTGAATAATGACCCTGGTTTTGCAGAGCAGTATGCACACAATCTCTTTCAGTACACCAATGTACTGTCCAATGGTAAATACAAACTCAGTAACTATGTGGAAGCTGTGCAGTTTGTAAGTTACCTGTCTATGGGTATGTCAAACCAGGATGCCTGGATTAAGACTTTCCCTGATCGCTATAAATATTATCTGAGTAAAGGACTGTCTTCGAAGGAGGTCAGTGCTTATGTCAGTATGTACTCTAACTCTAAACTGGTATCCAGCCTTAAAGAGGTAGCGTATATTCCTGTTCATATTATGTACAGGCATGTATTCCATGATGCTGTAATGCATCAGGCATTGCTCATGAAGACTGCCACCAGCGAGAAGGTACAGAGTGATGCAGCCACTGCACTGATGAACTACCTTCGGCCTCCTGAAGCTAAGAAGGTGGAGCTGGATGTTTCTGTGAAACAGGATACCACCCTAACCGAGCTGAGACAGGTTATGGAAGGTTTGAGTCGTGAACAGCAACAAGTCATTGCCAGTGGTATGAGAACAGCCAAGGAGATTGCTGAGGGTCGTATTATCGAAGGTGAGGTAATCGGCGATGACGATTGATCAATGGTATGCCTGGTTATTTCTAACATACCTCATGTGCTGGATAGCAGTGATTATATTGCCACGTAAGAAGCGTCCAGCACTGGGAGAGGAGAAAGGATATGAGTAATATTTTTGACGTTGAACAGCCAAAGAAAACGGTAATAGATTGGCTAAACGGGGTGTCTTATGCAGAAGATCCTACGTATAAGCCGAGTCTGTTTGCTTTGCAGTTCGTTAACTTTATCAAGCTGGTCAATGGTGGTCAGGGCGAGGAGCATAAGACTCCGGTGCTTCATTACAAAATGCTGGACACTGTTGTATCGGGTGATCGGCGTATTGCTAATATGGTACACCGTGGTGCTGCTAAAACTACTGTGATGGCTGAGTACCTGTTCTTGTACTTGGGTGTGTTTGGTAGCCTGCCTGAGTTTGGTCGTATTGAGCTGGCCCTGTATGTTTCTGACTCCGTGGATAACGGTGTGAAGAACATGCGTAAGAACTTAGAATTCCGTTGGGAAAACTCAGACTTTCTGAAGCGAATGATCCCTAAAGCCAAGTTTACGGATATTCGTTGGGAGTTTACCAACCTCGAAGGGCAAACCACAGTAATCAAAGGCTATGGTGCTAAGACGGGTGTTCGTGGTACGAAAGAGATGGGTAAACGTCCTAAGCTGGCGATCCTTGATGACCTGGTATCGGATGAAGATGCACGTTCCCCTACCATCATTGCTGCTATCGAGGATACGGTATACAAAGCAGTTGAATATGCATTGCACCCATCCAACAACATGATGATCTGGTCTGGTACTCCATTTAACGCAGGTGACCCTCTGTACAAAGCAGTTGAGTCCGGGGCATGGACTGTCAACGTCTACCCAGTATGTGAAATGTTCCCCTGTGAGGAATCAGAGTTCAGGGGTAGCTGGCCTGACCGTTTTGATTATCGTTATGTCAAACAGCAGTATGAGAAAGCATTACTGGGTGGCAAGATTGCCATGTTCAACCAGGAACTGATGCTTAAGATCATGTCTGACGAAGATCGTCTGATCGCTGATGGGGATATTCGTTACTACTCCCGTGCTGCCTTGTTGAAGAACAAGAGCAACTATAACTTCTACATCACCACTGACTTTGCTACCAGTGACAAGCAGTCTGCTGACTTCTCTGTCATTTCTGTGTGGGCACTGAACAATAACGGTGACTGGTTCTACGTGGATGGTATCTGCGAACGTCAACACATGGGACAGAACATCAGAGACTTGTTCAGGCTCGTGTCGCAATATAATCCACAGGAAGTTGGTATTGAAGTTACTGGTCAGCAGTCTGGTTTCATTCCATGGATTATTGAACAGCAGATCGATAAGAACATCTTCTTTAATCTGGCTTCCAGTAACAACTCCAGTCAACCGGGTATTCGTCCTACCACTGATAAGCTGCAACGCTTTAACGTAGTAGTGCCCTGGTTTAAAGCTGGGAAGATGTACTTCCCTTCAGAGTTGAGAACCAGCAAGGCACTGATCGAGATGATGGAAGAACTTCGTCTTGCATCATTGGGTGGCTTCAAATCCAAACATGATGATGCCATCGATACCATTTCTCAACTGGCATTACTGAAAACCTTTAAGCCAGGGGCAGCTGCACCTGTATACTACAACGAAGAGAAAGACGTGTGGTATGAGCCAGACGTTGAAGTAGATACTCGACTCAGTAGCTATCTGGTTTAAGGATCCTGTATGAAACTGAAATTATCAGATGTGTTAGAGAACTTGGCAGCGGGTGAGTTATCTCACCTCTCCTTGTTTGAGAATGGGGCGGATATCCCATTTGAAACTTTTAATAAACGACTGTTGCCCATTATCAATGCTGGTTTAACCGATATCCATATGCGTTTCTTTGTGAAACAAAAAGAGGTATGGCTCAAGCATTGCTGTGGGGATACTAAGCTGGTACTGGATAGAAAGAATGCAGCGAGTGCTCACAGGCTTCGAGGTAATGCTTTCATTCAGGATTGTGATGATCCCTTTAAGGATGATGTGGTAGAGATCCTCTCTATCTATAACCAGGACGGACAACAATACCCGCTGAACATGGACACAGACCACACCCAGCCGAGAGGCTGTGGGTGTGGGCGTGGACATGGATGCAACTGTACACCACCAAACTCATGGGCACGATATGACAGCACCCTGGACTACCCGGCAACCATCACCACCAGAACCCCCTATGGCAGCTATGGTAGTTGTGGGCCTGGCTTGCCTGTGCTGTATACTCCTGCTGTTAATGTGATCAGACTGCCTGAGAATATGCCTTCTGGTTTCATGAAGGTATTCTATAAAGCTGCACCTGCTCGCATTGGTAAGTTGGAGGATAACGGGGTAACTACCTATGATCGTATCGATCTGGACTTACCCTTTACTTATCTGGATGCACTGGTTTACTACATCTCATCTCGCCTGACTGCACCTACCAATGGTGGACTGCAAGCAGGAACCAATGAGACAACCCAGTACTACAATAAGTATCTGTCTGCTTGTGCAGTACTTACTGATCAAGGGGTGGATGTTTCTACTCAAGGGTCTGGTTACAGCAGGTTTGCTAAGTCAGACTTCAGATAAAAATAAAGCCCCTTAATTGGGGCTTTTCTTTAGTATACCATCTCGGGAATGTATTCCAGGAACCATGTGACAATGGTTCGTTTATTAAAGGTTTTACCCTTCATGCTAGCCAGTGCTTCTTGGAAAGCCTGGAATTCTACCTCAGATACTTTAAGGTAGTTAAGCGTACCCTTTTTACGGGGGAACTCATGTTCAACCTTGTGCCCACTAATCACGCCATTAGCTTCTACATAAAGTGAGACGTAGATACAGCCATTGCCTTTTTTAAGCGATTCAATAACAAGGGCACTAGGCTTACGTTTGGTAAAGGGATCTTCAAACTCATAAGCCAAAAGCTGATCAGCTTCTTGTAATAAGTGAGGCACACTGGTAGCACGGGCCATTACTGCTTCGGCAGCATTGAGGATTCGTTCACGAACAGGCCCATCATTCATTTCTGTAATTTTCATTTCTGGCTTTCCTCGAACATTTTCTGCTTCAGGAGATAACCTTCTTTCTCCCAGATCTTTTCGAAGGCATTATCATAGGCTTCCTTCCGCCCAATAGCTTCATTGTAGATTTTAGGATCTACACAGGCAGAAGTACCTTCAACCTTGAAACCATTCTCCATGATGATAATGCAGATGGTTACCAGCTTGAGTTCTGCAAGGTCAGCAACAGTGTAACCATCATTGCTGTTTTTAATGGCTTCACCAGCATTAATGAAGTACACACCACGGATCTTAGCTTCGATACTGGATTTACTTACGGTAGTCATACGGATTCCTCAGATAAAGAAAAGCCCCTCCGAAGAGGGGCATCCTAAGCATTTTACGTCTGCTAGACGAGGCAGGCGGTAACTTACTATCTCTACTGATTTGAGGGTGGCACCCATGGGTTGATAGCCCAGAGATTAGTGTTACCTAACGGTCTTCCGGTAGCGAGTCGGAAGTTAGTTGCTGATATGTTACGTCTAACATGATGAATCCAGGATTCGAACCT